ATATTGTTATAAATAACGACTCTACAAACAGCGATTATATTTTCGATTTAAAAAAAGGTTTAAATACTTCAACAAGTGCCTTTAGTTTGCACAGATACAAAGAAATTAACATTTTCACATTTTGCGAAGAATCACAAGTAAAAGAAGTCACAAAACTTCATTTATTAGAAATTAAAAACGGTATTGAAGAAGTAAAAAAAGATCTTAAAAAAGAAATTGAAGAGCTAAACAAAATCAAATTTTAAAAAATTAGCTGAAAAGATCAATAATAAAAACAACGCAAAAAATTACAAAATGGAAATTCTCAATAAAAATTATAAAATAGCTTTATCAATTTATAAAAACGAGTGTACGGTAGAGCAGTACAAAGAAGCTTATAAAAATTTACTAGACAATAAAAACGAACTAATTTTAAATTTGAACTCTAAAAAGGTTAAACAATTAAAAAGTTTTTTGGGTCAGTTGGGAAGTTGGACAGATTCCAGAGATAAAAAAGCCGATTTAATACGTAAAATTTTTAGCTCTTTAGAGGATTATTTTTTAATGGGTCAATCTATTTGCTACACATTTGGAGAAGGTACGCACGAAACCGCAAAAACTGCATTAATTGAGGGCGTAAACGCTGAATTTTTAGCGGATTTTTACGAAAAAAGAAGGATTAAAAAAGCTGAACAAGAAAAATCAGTTTCAAACCCTGAAACAATTCAGGAATTTAGAGAGTTTATCCATTTAAAAGGAAAGGAAAAATTAACCCCTGAACAATTAGAAAAATTTGAGACTCTTTGTGCTGATTCTATGCTAAATAGACAAAAAAAAGAAGCTGAACAAAAAGCGATAGTTCAAAAAGTTGATATTAAAAACGCTGAATTTGAACTATACCAAACAAAACACAGTAAAACAGGTGAGGACATTTTTACCGTTTTAATGACTGAAAGAGTGGAAAAGGAAACCTTTACAGAATTACGAAAAAAAGCTAAAAATTTCGGTGGTTACTACTCCAGATATACAGATAAAAACGCAAACCCACCAATAAAAGCAGGTTTTAACTTTTCAACAGAAGAAGAAGCCATAAATTTTATGGGTTTAAAAGATAGCGATCAATCAACAGCAGAAAAAACAGAAGAAAAAAAAGAAATTGTAAAAGCTTCAGCAGCCGAAAGGATGAGAGAACGAGCCAACGCCCAAATTGAAAAAGCTAACGAGAGCTTAAACCAAGATAGGCAGGTAAACACACATAAAAGAATAGCGGAAGCAGGAAGAGCAGAAGAAAAAGCACAAAACGAAATAATTTTCGCTAAAAAAATGCTTTGTGTTGCTGATGGTTTAGAAAATGGAAGTATCAAATACTTACACGCTTTAAGAAATGGCAAACAATTGGAGCAATTAGGAACACTTTTAAATCGTGGATATTATAACAGGGTTGAATATAAAGACAGGGACAGAGAAGAAAAAAACGCCTCTTTAGATGTTAATTTTGTTGTGTATCCATTCCCTAAATATGGGGTAAATGTTATTAGTACCGTGTTTTCTAATTACTCAGATGTAGACGGAATGAAGCAAGGAGTAAAAAAGATTTTAGATTATTCAAAAAAATACGCAGATAAAAACGATTATTTAACCCTAGAGGGATCATATATAATCGAATTATTCAAAAAAACAGCTTCAAAAATCAGCGACAAATGGAAAAAGGACAGAATTTTAGATGAAATAAAAGATTTTGAACGCATTCAAAAAATGGGTTTAACAAACTTAACACTACTAAAAACTGCTTTACGAGAACTGGGAGAACTTGGAAAAGGTACAGGATTAACACAGGAGCAAAAAGACGAAACAGAACTAAAAAAACTAGAGCGTAGTTTTGTAACTAAAAAAATTAGCGGTTTTTTCCCTACTCCAAACCCATTGATAGAAAAAATGTTTTCGATGGCTAAAGTTTTTGAAAACGAAACAATTTTAGAACCTAGCGCAGGACTTGGACACATTGCAACAGCAATAAAAAATAAATTTCCAGAAAATAAATTAAATGTTATTGAATACAATCACAGTCTAAGCGAGGTTTTAAATAAAAAAGGTTTTGAAACTGAAAACGCTGATTTTCTGGAAACTTCAAAAAAATACGATGTTATTTTTATGAATCCACCATTTGAAAAAAATCAAGATATAGACCATGTGAGGCACGCATTTAGTTTGCTTAATAATGGGGGGCGTTTAGTTTCTATAATGGCAGGAAACAAGTCAGGAACGCAAAAAAAAGTAGCTGAATTTATGGATTTTGTAAATGAATTTGGACACATGGAGCAAAACGAAGAGGGAAGTTTTAAAAGTGCTTTTATTACTACTGGTGTAAATACTGTTACTGTTTATTTAGAGAAGCCAACGCCAGAGGAAGAGCCAGAAGAAGAGCATCAAGAAGAAGAGCCACAGCACACACCGCAAGCGGAGGAAATACAAACAAAAGATATTATTTGTAACGGGTCATATATGTTATTTTAATTATGGAAGCAATAGGAGTAATAAAAAGTAAAATTACAGTTTTTTGTGAGATTTGCAGAGATAAAAGAAACCGTAAAATTGAGGTTAAAATATATCATAATACGCCCCAAAAAATAGAAGAAGCAAAAAACGAGATAAAAAGAAGAGCAGCAAAAAAATATACCTGCAAAATATGTAAATCAATATTAAAATAATTAATTCCCTGAAAATTTTATAAAGAAATTTATTTGGAGCAATACCAATCAGGGAGCAAAGCAATAATTTAAAAAAATATTATGCACGAAATAAAAACGGAATTATTAGAAATTTGTGAGGCGTTCAAGTTAGGAAGTTTTAAAAATAGTATTTCACATTCAGAAGAGAAAAACGGTTTTATAAAAACTGATTTTGAAACCTCAACAGGTAGATATACTCATTATTTTAGGGTAAAAAACACATAATACAAACCACGCAAAAAAAACTAAAAATTATGTTACTCCAAAGATGTCAAGAAGGTTTAGTTAATAGTTGTTTTGATTTTAGAATTGCAGACGGTCAAAACGGTAAGGGTGTATATTCCTTTTTTTATAATGATTTACCAATGATCAAATATTATTCTAAAAACAATGAAACAGTACACACTTTTAAAATTGATAAGAAATATATAAAAGATTTATCTAAAAAAAATATGGATTATTGGGAAATTCAAGCTTTTATATATAACAACCCACAATACAAAGCTTTTATTTTCAAGCATAAAGGCTTTAACATTCCAACATCTAAGGAAATTTTAATAACAGATTCTAACATTGTTAATTTACAAAATTAAAATATTATGATTTTTCAGGAACAACCAACAAATAGAGAAGATCAAGTAAATTTAGTGAAATTGAAACTTTCAAAAAGGTTTGAAAAACTGCACCCTAAAGAAACTTTTACAGATTTAAATTTAGCAGCAGTTAACCCATACGAACACGCTAAAATGTGTTATGTATCAAACAACCTGTTTAAATTTATTAGAATAGAAAATAATAGTATTAGAGGATTCAAAAAAGTTTGCACAGCTTCATTCACTAATTAAAAATAATATTATGAGAAAAGTAACAATTTATTTACATGACGGTCAAGTATTTAAAATTAACAGCGTTGGAACTATACCACAGCTTCAAAGAAAATATGCAATAGGCAAGACCCTTAAAGATTCAAATTTAATTATTGAAGCTCATACAATTGAATAGCTAAAATTTCACCTAAAAAAACGTATTTACAAACCCACGGAAAAAATATTAAAAATGGAAACAACCATATTAGATCAGCAAAAAGAATTTGAACAAAAAGTATGTGAAATATTAAATTTCAAAAGTGCAAATTCAATGATAATGCAAAGAGATGGAACGGAACAAATGATTATTGATGATGATCATGGTGATGAAAATGTTTTAAGTGGTACAATTGCCTATAAAAGAAAAGATAAATCATTTTTATTAATCGTAACAAAGGACAGCGAAGTAAACCATGTTGGAAGTATAACGTTTAAAATGATTAAAATTCTGGTGAAAAATTATTGTAGTGCTTCAAATAATAAAGTTGTTTTTGCTACAAATTTACCTATTGAAATTCACTCAAGTAAGGCAAAGGAATTGAAAAAAGATTTTAATTTTCACATTGAAAATGTAGGATTTTCTTTTTGCCAGAAACATAATTTAGAATTCACATCAATGTATTAACTAAAATATTAAAAATGGAATCTATTGAAAATCGACTTAATTGGTTATGGATAAACGGACACCAAAATAAAATTAAAGCAAATACTGAAAACATTTCAGTTGTAGGTGTTGATACTTGGGATTTTATGGATGGAACAAGCACTTTTTATGGCTTTATTCAGTTTGATAGATGGTATGATGAGTCAATATTCCATAAAGTTGTAGAAAACAGATATAAACCTAATAAATTAGGCGAAAAAGTTGGAATTGCTAGACCCTTTGGAGGTGGTTCTGCTTGGTTAAGATTTAATCCTTCTGAAATTGACAAAGTAGTTAGTGAAATGAAGAAAAAAGGATATACAATTCAATTAAAAATTAAAGAAAAATGTACTATATAATCACATCAAAAAAGAAAGAAAATATTTTAGTAACTAAAAATTACAATGAATGTTTTGATTTTATTGTAAAGAATCCAGATGCGAAAATTCGCACAATAGATCATACTGCAAAACCACGCATTTTAGACAAAAGAAATTTCCTGAAGGAATTCTATAAAAATACTGATGATAAAAATAAATTCTTTGAATTGGTTGAAATCATGGTGACATACGTTAACAATATGTATGATTTATTGAACTCAATAGGATTAAAAGAGGACTATAAAACCTATAAAAAAGTAACTAATAACACCCTTTAATTATGGAAATATTAAATTCTTCTGGTTGGATTTGGATTAAAAATAGCAATTCAACAGAAAAGCGAGATCAAATAAAAGGTAAATATTTATTTTTTTCAGACAACAAAGAAGAGTTGATAGAATTAGGTAAGCAGATACTAAATAAATACGGACTACTTGTTGCAAAAACACCTATTAGCGAGGTTGCTAATAAAAATAAAGGTTTTGGTTTTGTGCTATGCGTTTATGATATTATAAACAGATACTCAAACGAATTAAAAACATTGGAAACAAATAGTATATCATATAGATATTGGAAATCAGATGATGATACGAGAAATAAAAAATACTCAAAACAATATAAAAACTCAAACCAATGGAAATAATTGATAAATGCATTTTTACTAAATGCCCTCTAAAAGAAAACTGTTATAGGTTTGGTGAAGAATTACGTCAAGGACAGTTAACAATATTTAATTATAATAATGGATGTGTGCATTTTTGGGATACAAAACATACTCCAGTAAAACAATATAGTATGGAAGTAATTATAAAAGGAAAATCAGTAGAAGAAATATTTAAACTACTAAAATTAAAAAAGCATTCTCTTTACAAATGTAAAGTTAAGTGTTCTGAAAATAATGTAAAGCATACTGCATTTTTATTCGTAGGATTTAAAACAGGATCATATTGTCAGGTCTATACAAATAATTATGATTGCCCTATTGATATGACTAGATGTTACAGCATATCTAATGTAAAATTTTTAAGTAAAATCAAATAATAAAAACACAATGGAAAATTTAGTAAAACAAAAAGTTATAGGTCAAGACCTACTTGTTAAAGAATTGTCAAATATATTTGAAATATTCAAAGTTTCAGAATGTGAAATAAGACCACATTTTATATTAACAGGTTCGTCAGGTTCAGGAAAAACGCACACTATAAAGACAATTTGCGAATTTATGAAACTTGGTTTTGTAGAAGTTAATGGAGCTTCATTAACAAAAGAAGGAACAAGCGGGAACTCATTAAGCAAAGCATTAACACCGCTTTTAAACATGGATGGAAAACCTACAATAGTTTTTGTTGATGAATTTGATAAGCTTTTTATAAGTGGAAATTCAAACAGCGATTTAGCACATGAAACAACTAACGGAGTTCAAAACGAATTCCTAAAAGTTTTAGAAAGTGATACTGCTTCTGTTTTTGGAGATTACGGAAAATACGTTAATGCTTCTGTTAAGAATTGCTTATTTATATTTTCAGGAGCTTTTAATGGTCAACCTGACATAGGTGTTGATGATTTAAGAGATTTTGGAATTAAGACTGAATTTTTAGGTCGTGTTGGATTATGTTTTAACACACAGGATTTAACTTTAGAAAGTCTATTTATAATACTGGCAAGGAGTCCATTACTTAAAACTTATTTAAAGATTTATAAAGATGTTGATAGAGAAACTGTTATTGGAAAAGTTCAAAAAATACTTGAAGCTAATCACGAAATGAACACTTTAGGAGCTAGACAGATCAATACTTTAATACATCAATATTTTATTAAAGGAGGGGATTTAGAATCAGTAGAGAAAAATATTGTTTTCACTAAAAAAATTAACATTAAACTAAATTATGAAAACTAAAAAAAGAGTTGAGCAATTAGGAGAACTAGAAATAGTATTAATTGGATCAGAATACAGGGGTAAAAAAAATATAAATAAAGATTTTAACGTTCATATTGTTGAAGTTAATTGTGACCCTGATGAGGTTTGGAATCCTAAAATTGAGAAAATGAAAACTGAATTAGAGAAAAGAAAAAAAGTATCCAGACCTATTACAGCTCACAAACATACTGAAGGAGAGTGGAGGTGTGAATCAGATGGAAATAGACAATTTAATATTATTAGTAAAGATGGTTGGAATCTTTTAAATAACGAATCTGATTTTGATAAACAAGAAGCTAATGCTAAACTAATGGTAATAGCTCCTAAATTACTGGAAATTGCTGAAATGTTTTTTGACAAAATGAAAGGAACTGATGCAGAAGGTAGTTTACCTTTCAATATTGTATTAGAAACTTTAAATAAATTAAAATAATGGTTTCCTAAATTCAGAAAACAAATTGAAAATTGTATAAACTAAATAGAAAATATCATGAGTAAAGATTTAATTTTAAAAGAGACTTCTATTATCCATAAAAAAAAGGGTGAAATTTGTATCGGAGATTTGTTTATGGATAGAGATGGCGTTTATCCTGTTGTTGGATTCAAAGAAAGGCAATACACAGACAGCGAAGAAAAACTTCATATCATTAAAATTGTTATTGTATCTAATCATAAATGGTCTGATCATAATGATGGAATTTATGAAATAACAGAAAGTACTTTGGATGAATATTATACAGTTGTAAAGGGATATACTTTTGATGACATAGAAGAACTTTCAGGTAAAATACTTTCAGGAGAATTATCAATAGAAGAATTATCATTAAAAGAGGAAAAACAAGACCCAACCTCAACAGCTTTAGTAGTTTTAAATAAAGATGTTTTTACTTCTAAATTAGCAGAGATTAAAAATATGGAAAATAGAATAGCATTAATTCAATCTTTGGTTAGACAAAAAGTAGATGCAGTGCAGCAAAAAATAAGAGGTGTTGTTGCTGAATTCAGTAAAGTTATATCCAGATTAAACAAAGTTATTTTTACTTTAGAATTATACGCAGGTGTTCAGGAAGATATTAGACAAATACAGTCTGGAAATCCTGCTGATGATTCAGAGCCGATATATTTAAATCAATTAATGAGATATATGGATGAAGAAGTCGGTGATCCATCTAATGAAGGTATTTCTTTTGATTCTATTGATAAGTTTGATAATTGGCTATTATCTTATTCAAGACACCTGAAATGTTTTTATTACGAATTATTATTACCTCAAAAAAAATGTGTTAGAATATTAAGAGTTAGGCGTTATGCTAAAGAATCATATACTCAAGACAGCTATAATAATCAATGGCAAATTCTAAAAGAAATGCAGACATATATTTTAATCAGAAATGGAGAAAACATCTATTGTATTGAGTCAAAAATGAATTTCAATTCAAAATTATATCCTGATGAAAAAGAATTAAATGAGATTTTTGAAAAGAATAATGAAGAGCAAATATTTGATGCGCTATCATCTTATAAAAATGGATTAATCTTAATGCAGGGATTAGTGGATAGAACAACTGTTTTTGGTCAAGTTACGGGTAAAATATCTTTTTTAAATACAGACTCACAAGAAAAAGGAGATGTTGTATTTCAATATGAAATGAGTGAGGACAGGCAAATTACAGATGGTAAAGAAACTTTACTTGATTTTATGAATAAATTCCCTATTGAGGTAGGTGTAAGAATTTTAATTTGGGATACAGGAAGATACCATTCTTTAGGTGAATATGGAAGAGGTGAAAGCAGGTTTACAAGAGAATATATAAGCCACTATACATCTCCATACCTTCCTGAAGATGGTATTTACAAATTAGTAGAGCATAAATCTGTAAATCATAAGGATGGAACATTAAAATTCATGTATGAAGCTGAAAAACAATGGAGTCCTAAAACTGATATGAAAACAGGGTGGATGGTAGAACCTAATGACCAAAACGTTGTTGATATTGATTCTATTTCACACAGAAATATAGATTGGATAAACAATATGCTTTACGACAGGAAAGTAAGAAAAAATTATGTTAAAGTAATGGGAGCTTTACAAATGGTAAAGAAATTCAAGAATGAAGAGTTAAAAAAAGAAGAACCTTTTGTTAAAATGATGATCTCATTTTCTAAAAAAACGGAGTTAGAAGTTTTAGATGCTGTTCATTGGTGGAAAACTAAAAATAAATATAAAAGACCTTTGAAAGAGGATGACAAAAAAGCATTCAGGATGATTAACAAATATTTAAACCCAAAAAAATAATATTATGAATAATCCATTTTTAGAATCACTAGTAGAAGAAGAAAACATGATACATATCATAGGTCAAAGAACTTTAAAGTTTAATAAAACTATTTTATTCATTGATTATATGACTTACAAAAAGAATTATCAAGCCGTAATAAATTTAAATTAAAATGTTTAAATTAATCACTCAAGAACATAAAATAATTATCAAATCTTATAACATTTATCAGTTATGGCGTTTCATTTTGTCAAATCCAGATGATGTATATCAGTTTTTGATTGACTACATACCGATTTCTAATGATGAATTCCTGAAATGCTTTTTAAATGAAACGGAAAATTATCAGGATTATTTAAGAATGTACCGAGTATTAAAACCAACTAAATCAATTTTCAATTATGCCAAAATTAGCAAAATTTAATGAAGTGTTTAATGCTTTAAAAAGGAGAATTATTTCACATAATTTATCTATTCAAGAAATTGCTGAAAATTCAACTGTAAGTGAGGAATTAATTGAGCTTCTTTTTGATGATAAAAACAATGTTATTAACGACATATCCAGATTGATTGAATTCTTAAATGTAAATGTATCATACAGCGAAAGAGCATTTAAAGTTTACATAATTACTGACAGTGGAAAGCAATTGAAAGTTACCAGAATTATAAAACCAAGATGTTCTATTTATTTCGACAAACCAACACAGGAATTTTACAGGTTTGAAGTAAAACACAAACGACACAATAAAATTTCAAGACCACTTAAACAACTGATAATGAGTGAGATGAAGGAATTTACAGAGGACTACATAAGAAAGTTACAATAAAACTTGTAATACATAATTAATATTTGTAAATTGCACATAATAAAAACAACTACATACAAATGGAAAATCTTGAATTAAAACATCTAGCACCTTATTTACCTTATAATTTGAAATGCCAATATTCTTGTATAATAGATGTTGACAATAATCATACGTCAGAAATGACAGAGAACAATATACATAGAGCTCTTAATGGATACGGGACGTATGATATTAAACCAATTTTAAGACCGTTATCTGATTTAAATAAATCTGAATTCGTAATGGAGGATTGGAGAAAAAAAGCAATTCTATTTTTAGATGAAACAGCAAATTTACCTTTTAATAGTAGAAATAATCACGTTGGAACAATAATGTATGGAGATATAACAAAGTTGTTTGAATGGCACTTCGATGTATTCGGACTAATAACACAAGGATTGGCGATTGATATTAATAGATTAAATGAATAACTTATGAAATTAGAATTAAAACATTTAGCACCTTATTTACCTTATGAGTTGAAAATGTATTGTGAGCAAGATAAAACAAAACATACATTAACAATAGCACATCAAACTTTCGATTTAAAAAGCGTAGGATTAAATCCAATACTTAAAGATGAATTCTTTAAAACATTTAAACCAATACTAAAACTATTATCAGATATTACTGAAAGCGAAATGATTAAAATGCTTGTAATTGGAAATCCTTATTTTAAAGGAAAAACCATATCTGTAAATTGGTTAAATAATGAAATATTAGATTTTAATTGCAATGGTGGCGATAATCAGTTTGTTATAACACACGATTTGCGAGGAGTTGCGGCATTTAACATTCAATCTATTGATAATAAGAAAGTTGTTAATTCTCATTTTGAAAATCACATAGGGGTTTATACTTTTTTATTAGAAAACCACTATGACGTTTTCGGATTAATACAAGCAGACTTAGCAATAGATACTAATACTTTAAAATAAATATGAAAAATTCAGAAAACAATAGCGAATTAAAAATAAGAGTATTGACTTGCAGAAGTAAGTTAGAAAAAATTGGTGTTAAAATGCCAAGACATTTTTTCTGTAAAAAATACCCTGAATTCATTAACGATGAAAATCGATTAAACAATTTGTGGTATGCTAAAATCTCAAATAAGGATTTTACTACTAAATTGGAAGCATTCACAACATTTAAAGAAGTCGAATTTAATTAAAATATTATGACATTACCTGAAAAAATTAAACATTACGGATTAACTCAAAAAGATTGGTTTCAGCATAAACATTATACTATTCTAACAAGAATGGGTATTGATAAAATACAAGCCATAGAAAAAATAAATATTTCATACGAAGCTATTGTAGCTTTACCTGAATTTTGTGTTGTAAAAGCTATTGGAACAAAAGAAGAATTAGTCATAGAAACTTTTGGAAGTGCAAAATACGGTGGTAAAGAATGGAATGCAAAACGTAACAACGGCAAAGGAGGATGGGATGAGTTCGGAAATACTACTACTTGGTATGTTATGGAAATGGCTGAAAAAAGAGCTATGAGTCGTGTTGTTTTAAAAATCACAGGGTTTTATGAATTAGGCGTATTTGGAGAAGATGAAAGTGAAGATTTTAAAAACGAAACAACTAAGCCACCTAAGACTACGACTAAGAAACCACCTAAAACAACTACAGCAGAAAAACAGGTTTTAGTAAAAGATTCTAAAGAATGGAAAGCTTTAATGGGATTCTTTGATGATGGGAAAGTTACTAAATTAACTCAAATAACTAAACAGTATAAGTTGTCACCAGAACTTACTACTGAATTGACGAATAAAATTACTGAACTTAATAATTGAAAATTAGATTTAATGATAAAAACATTTGATTTAGATTTTAGAGCAAAAAATATAACTAAAATATAGCTATGAAAAAAAAGACAATCCAAGATTTAAAATTAAATGATTCTGTTTACATAGCAGACCAAAATCAGGTTTTAGAATATACTGTTTATTTAATATCTATAAAACAATTAAAATTCAAACACAGATTACGTAATGATGTTGAATATGAACGAGAAGAAGGAGATAAAACAAGTTGGAGGATTGAAGTTAAAAAATATAGAGAAAGTCCTCATTCAGACACTTATTATTTATCAAAATTAGATGCTTTAAAAAGACTGAGAGTGCTAGAGGATAAACGAATGGAAGGTTTATTTGCACGAATGGAAGATTTTAATAGAACCATCAAAAATTTGAATGAAGAAACAAGAGCCACAGATGAATTGATTATTAAGGAGCTTAAAAATAACTAAAAGCATGAGTGATTATCCAGTAGGTTCAGAAAATGATACACAAGCACCATACAACCAGAATGACAATGAATTTGAGTGTACTGAATGTGGAAAACCTATGAGTTCAGATTCAGGTGTTTGTTCAGGTAAATGTTTAAAATCAGCAATGTTATAAATTAATTAATCACAAAAAAATGGATTTTAATTTCAAACAAAAAACAAGACAACCTTATGTTGTATTACTTAATTTTACAGCCTATGAATTAGGTCAAAAACCAATTAAGTACTGGAGAAATACAGGTAATGTAAATAGAAAATCAGCCTTTCATAAAATAATTAATAAGGTTAAAAATATATGTGGTGATCCTACTAGTAATACAATTACTCGTTTATTTCATTACGCAGGAGCAGATGTGACATTTCCATTTCACGTTCAATGGATGGAAGATAAGTTTGAATTTTGTTTATTTGATTGTTTTGGTAGTGGAAACAACACTTTAAAGTTTTCCAGAAAAGTAAATAGCGATAACGAGAGATTTACTAAAAATGAATTAAAGTTAATGACCGATTTTATGGTTACGGAACATCATATAATTACTGGTTTATATAATAAGTTTAGAGATGAATTTAAAACCTCATCAGGACATTCAAAAGTATTTGAAATAATAAGAAAATTATAAAGTTATGACAGCCAAAGAAGAAGCACATTTATATCGTGAAATGCAGGAGGATTTACTTTTAGACATGGACATGTCTGGAGGATTATATTTAGAGTATGAAAAATTTGAAAAATAAATTAATAAATAGAAATATGAAAACAAAAATCGTTGGTACGCAGTTTGCCAAAGCAGAAGCAATTGGAATCCAAGAGGGTTCTGAAATTACTATCAGTCACGAACCTACAAATCCATTTGATGAAAACGCATTAGCGGTTGCATTTAATGGAGAGAAAATAGGTTTCATTGGAAAAGGTACGGACATCTATGATATAGATAGAATAAACTTTCCTAAAACTGCAAAGGTTATTGATTTCTACATAAAGGAAGAAGGTGATCAATTTACAAAGCATCAATTAGGAACTTTAGTCTCCTGTAATATTGAACTTCCTGATGAAGTAAAATTAAAAGGAAAAGATAATGTTAATTCATTCAATGAAGAAAACGTTGTTATTAATTTTAATGAAGATTCTCATACTTACACCTACAAAGGTAAAGTTTTAAAAGGTGCCACGACTTACATCAAAAAGTATATCAAACCATTCGATAGTGAACTTATGGTTGGTAGATGTGCAAAAGCTTGGAATTTACCAAAAGGAACTATTGAAGATGCTTGGGAACTTAATCGTGATTTAGCTTCTCAATTCGGAACAGCTTTGCATAAGGCTCTGGAATTTGAGGATTTGTATAGGAGTATGAAAAAACCAAAAGACAATAGCAGATGTTTTACAATTAAACATCCTACAATTGTTAAAATAATCACAGAATTCTATGAATTAAACGAGAAATTAGGTTTTGAAGGTGAAATTATTCCTGAAGCATTGGTTTCTGATGTTGAAAATGGTATTTGTGGTTTAGCGGATAGAATTCTAGTTACCAGTTGGAATGAAAAACGATGTAGAATTCAGGATTACAAAGTGAACCATTCATTTAATGTAAAAGGAAAGGAAAGCTTCATTAATCTACCTAAAGGTTTGGTTTTAGAATCTACAAAACTTTCAAAACTTTCATTACAATTGAAATTTCACGCAACTATGTTGGAGAAACAAGGTTGGACAGTTGAAGGAGTTGATGGATTTGTCTACACAGATAAATGGGAATATTATGAAGCCAACTCTTTAGAAGGTTTCGATATTTTAAAAGGAACTTTCAACTAAATAAAAAATTTGAGATATAAATGGAGGGTAGTCCGTTCAATTCGTGACGTTACTTGTGGTGAGTATCAAAGGTTCGATTCCTTTCAACAGAAATGTTAATGGTTGTAGAAAAGTAGGCATACGCTCGGTGGTTCGATTCCACCACTCAAACAAATTAATAATAAAAACAAATTACGATGACTAAGAAAAATCTAGAGACTGAATATTGCAACGAAAGAGGAGAACGTAGTTTTAATAAATACAATAACAATGATTACACTAAGTGGCTTGAAAATAAATTAATAACACTAAGCAACGTGCTAGGATAATAAAAACAAATTAAGATGAAAATAAAAACAATTACAGTAAGAAATTTCAAAGCCTTATCAGATCAGGAATTGAATTTAAATGGTGCTTCTGCAATAATAACAGCAGGTAATAATGAAGGTAAAACAAGTATTTTACGTGGATTAGTGGACAGATTTCGAGGCGAAAAACCAGAAATCATTGTGAAGCAAGGAGAAGAAAAAGGAGAGAATGTAATGGAGCTAACTGATGGTTCTAAAATAGGGTGGAAATTCACTCATAAAACTGAAAACTTCTCATTTACTACTCCAGAAGGAATTAAAATGACAACTGGCGTTTTAAAATCTATTGGTGAAATCTATTTTGGTATCAAATTTAGTATTGATAAATTCATTTCCAGTAGTAGAAAAGAACAATTGAAACAGGTTCAAATTTTATTAGGTATCGATTTGTCAGCTTTAGATCAAAAACATAAAGAGAAATTCGATGCAAGAACTGAAGCCAATCGTGTTGTAAAAACATTACTTGGATTAAATACTAAAAAACCAGAAGTTGTTGAAAATCCAGATATAGAAGCTATCAAAAAAAGAAAAACAGCAATTACAGAAAATAACACCAAACTTAAAGAGAAGTGGGTTATCGACAATGAAGCACACCAAAAAGAAGCTATTGAATTCAATCAATTGCAGCAACATTACAGAGCAAATATCAAAACACTTTCCGAGCAGAAGCTTGATTTAGAAAAATACAAAGGTCAAATTGTAGCGACTTTTATTGATTACAAAAAACTAGAAAAGTACATAAATGATATTCCTGAACCACTAATAGACAAAGAGGTGACGAGCCTTGTTGAGCCTGTTTATGGTCTTTTTACAGGAATTGATAAAGAGATTGAAGATGCTTATACTGATAAAGCAAAATTCGACACCTACAACACTGATTTAACCAATTATAATGATTGGGTTGAAAAAGGTGGAAAAGCTCGTAAAAAGGCTGATGAGCTATCAGCAGAGCTTGATAAGATCAATGAAGAAAAATTGAAACTTATTAAAGGAGCTAATTTGCCAGAAGAATTCAAAATGACTGATAATGGATTGTTATACAAAGGACTTCCTTTAGATGATAATCAGATTTCAAGTTCAGCAAAATACATTTGTGCTCTTAAACTTGGTGCTTTAAGTCTAGGTAAGGTAAATGCAATGCATTTCGATGCTTCATTTTTAGATAAAAAATCTTTAATGGAAATTCAAGAGTGGGCAAACAGTCAAGATTTACAACTTTTACTTGAGAAAGTTGATTATGAAGGAGGTTCAATAAAGTATAATTTTATTGAAGAATAATTATGAGAGTAATTAAATTTAAAGCTAAAACATTAGACGGCAAGAAATGGGTATATGGAAATCTCATTGTATTAGAAAACGGATGCCATTACATTTTTAATAGGCATTTTATACCTACTACATCAGTTCCTAGCGAGTGGTTTATTGAGGTGATTCCAGAAACAGTATGCCAATTCACAGGATTAAAAGACAAAAACAGCAATGATGTTTATAAAAGTGATACAGTAAAACACGTAAGGGATTATTCGTTAGTAGATTGTTTCAATGAAGATGAAGATGGTGACATCGACAGAATCGACACGATAATTGGTAAATTCATTTTCACAAAAACAAAAGGATTTCATGTATCTGGATATAAATATTCGGTTGATATGGCAGATATAGAAAAGCCTAAACAGAAATATTTAGGAATGCCGTCCATGATAAGTACTTACGCTGAAATCACAGGTAACATACACGACTAATTATGAAAACAGAAAACCCAAGTGCATTTCCTTCAAAAGAAATAGATTATCGAGAAAGCGCAATGCAAGGACAAACAGTTTATCATGACCAAGAAATGGGAATGACACTAAGAGATTATTTCGCAGCTAAAGCGATGCAGAGTCTAATATCTAAAATAAACGTTAGTGATGAAGACTTAAAATATAGCGATACTATACATCAAATTGTTCCTGTATTAGCTTATCAAGTATCTGACGAAATGCTAAAAGTACGAATGAAACCTATTAAAGAGTAGTACCATGAGAAAAATAACAATCAAAGAAACAGACGTATTTCTTGAAAATCATAAAAAAGGACAAGGAAAAATTACTATAAGTAATACCTATGGTAAAAACTTTTCAAATTTCTGGGGTTCGATGGGTGAAACACTAGAAGAATTCCTTTGCGGTATCAATCCAGAATATTTTGCAACAAAATTACTTCCACCAAGTGATGAACGTATTATTGATATTAAGGCAACATTTAAAAATGTAAGGAAATATATTCGTGAAGAATTAGATATGCCATTTTATAAAGAAATGGAATTTCAAAAAGACATGCGAGAAAAATTAAAGGAATTTCAAGATCAATGTGAAGAACGAGGTGGTAAATATAGATTTGTAGATGGTTTTCATGATTTCTTTGTGGATAGTCTTGATTTTTATTTAATAGCTGATAGCTATGACAGTAATCAAGTTAAAGAAAGTTTTCAGGGAATATGTGAACATTGGCAATTCCTAGAAGAAAAACCTTCAGAAGATCATGATTGGTTAATTGACTTTCATGCTAGATTAAAAAAGGAATTATTGAAACCTATTAAATAAATCAACAATGGAAAAAGATTTTGTAAAAGAAGTATTAGAAGACAATAATACATTTGGAGGTTTTAAAATTACAGGCTACAAAACAAGTAAGTTTGATAAAAACAAGAAAAACCCACCTATGTATGGAGCAGCCGAAGACTTAACAGGAATGACTGTAATTCATTGGTGTACAGAAGGACATCATTGTAATTATTTTGGATTGGATTTAAAACCAAATATATCAGTTACTATCGGAAAAGATGGAGATACTAGAACAGCGTTTAACGGATATGTACACACTAAAGAAGATTTTGAAAAAGTATTGAAACTAACTTGGTAAATAACTCAACAATGAAAACAGATATAGTAAAAAACGGAAAAGGACACGATATTTTTGTAAATGACCAATGGGTAACGTGGGTTATTGGAAGTAAAAATAACGCTGAAAAAGAATTGAAAACTTACTTAAAAAAATAAGTTATGGAAATATACTTGGTAAAACAATTAGACAACAGCTTTAAAGTTGCTTATGATTCAGATTTTGAGAAACTTAAAAAGATCAAAGCATTGAAAATGGTGAAATGCATTATTACGCAGCCTAGGAATATCGGTTTTCATAAAAAATTCTTTGCTTTAATTAAAATGGTTTACCAGAATCAAGAACATTATAAGAATTCTGATGACCTAAGAGCTGATTTAATTGTTTCAGCAGGTTTTTATGAGAAAAGGGTATCATTCTTTGGTGAAGAAATTTTGAAGCCTAAGAGCATCAGTTTTGCCAGTATGAAACAAGATGAATTTGATGAACTTTATGGTGCTGTATTAGATGAAATTGTAAAACATTTTCATTTTGATAAACAGGCTATAATAGAAAATGTAGAACAGTATTTTTAAAATTATGAAACAGTCAATTATATCCATTCCAGAAAGTAACCTTTCAAATGCTATTAAGTTATTTGATAAATACAATATTGAATATAGATTATTAGGTTATCCTAATGGTAAAATTGAGACAGTTGAAAGTTTTCCTTCAAAGATGAATGTATATAATGATATGCAGAAATTCGCTAAACAATTAGGATATAAAAATACTATTGAAGCAATTATTGAAATTGGAGGTGGTAGAGCTTTTAAAGCAAAATTTGATAAAGAATTTAAAGAATAAATATTTAAGTTATGAGAATTAACGGATTTGAACAAATAAAAGGTTTTTATTCTTGGGTGTTCAGTAATCAAGACAAACAAATTAGAAGCACACATATTTCATTGTACATGTTTTTAGTAAACCAGAACAATAGAAACAATTGGGTTGAATGGTTTAAGTGTCCTTTTGATTTAGCGATGGGAGGAAGTGGTATAAGCAACAAAAAAACATATTATACTACTTTGCTAGATTTGCAAGATTGGAAGCTGTTAGAATACGTAAAAGGAGTGAATAATTTCAAAGCTCCTTTGATAAAACTTGAGGTGCTATATGATACCTCAACTGTACCACAGAGTGAACCTCAACTGCAACCGCAAGTGATACCTATACCATTACCTCTACTGCAACCGCAACTGTATAAGAATATAAAACTATTAACTAGTAACTTAGAACTAATAACCTTAAACATAGAAAAAATTATAATTTTTTTAAAAAGTGATTTATCAGAAAAATTTAATTTTAAAAAGTCTTTAATTAATTTAGGTGTTGAAAAAGAAATAATTTCTGATTGGTTAGCTGTTAGAAAAAAGAAAAAAGCAACAAATTCTGAAACAGCTTTTAAAAAAATAGAATCTGAAATTAAAAAATCAAAATTAAAACCAAATGAGGCTATAAAAATAGCAGTAGAAAATAGTTGGAGTGGTTTTAATAGTTCTTGGATTGAAAATATTAGTACTAATACACAAAACGGAACTTATCGTGGAAACAGGTAAAAGAAAAAAAACAGACCCAACAAGAATAAGTGATCTAATAATTTCTGAAATTATTGGTAAAAAACCACGTATGCCACAAACATACGCCATGAGAAGAATCAGAAATAATCCAGAGGATATTGAATTTTGTGATAGCATTGATAAAAGAATTTCTGAATGGGATAAAAAAGCTGATAAAGTAAGGAAGCAAAAAACTATTGAGAAGAAAAAAAATATAAAATTATCTGATGATTTTGTAGTTAAAAAAATACCTCCAATAATTCTAAAACCTGAACAGATTTATGCTGATTTTATTAGGGTTTATAAAATATTAAGTAAAAAAGATTTTCAGGAAAAAAATCCTTATTCAGAAACCGATGAACCTTACTTATATGTAAAAACATTGATTTATTATTTCATGAAGGATGATAGATTTTTTAAAAGTCCACTTTTAAGAAAAGATTTATCAGAACCTAGTTTTGAAAAAGGAACATTATCAATTGGAGGATATGGTTGCGGAAAAACCACAACATTCAATGCTTTATTATTTTGCTTCAAGAATTTTTTAAAACACGTTGAAAAAACTACTCCAGAGAATCAAAAAGAATTAAAAAATAAGTATTCCGTAAACAAATGTATTTCATCTGAAATAGTTCACAGATATGATACAGCAATATCAAAGCATGATTTAAATGAAATACTAAAACCTCTTATTGGATCAACAGATTTGTATGTTGATGATATTATGAGGGAAAAGGATGCTCAAAATTTCGGTAAAAATAATATTTTTTTAAATGTTCTAACAATTAGAGCAGACAGAGATTATAAATCTCATTTATCAATGAATCCTGTTGAAATTAAAGTAAATGATGAGATTACATTTAAGAACACAGAAGAGTCATTGCAGGAGTTCAGGATTAGGTATGACGGAAGAATACACGATAGATTATTTGGAAACTATAACATCATTGAATTAACTGGTAAAAGCTTCAGAAGATAATAATAAAAATTATAACCTATGAAAACAGACTCAACTATAAGAAAAGCTGCTGAAATAATAGTAAAAGAACAGTTTGGAAGTATCTCATTAATTCAAAGAAGATTAAAATTAGGATATAATAAATCTGCAAGAATAATGGATGATTTAGAAAACTTAGGTGTAGTTGGAGCTTTTCAAGGAGTTAAACAAAGAGATGTTTTAGTTAATAAAATGGATGATTTAGAAAAAATATTAACACTAAATAATATCTAGTAATGGAAAGTACTGTTTACAATGAAGATTGGAGAAAAACAACTAAAAATATTCCTGATTTATTTTTTGATTGGGTTGTTGATGATGTTCCATACGGTTTAAATGTTGCTAACATGCCATATTTAAATGAGAAAAAAACATTGGTTAAACAAAAAAACGGTACTAAATTAAATCCAAACAAAAATAAAAAAGGATACACGGTAAAAGATTGGGATTTAAAACCTCCAAGTCAGGATTATTTTGACGAAATGAGAAGAATTTCTAAAAATCAGATAATTTTTGGTGTAGAATATGTTGATTGGGATGGGTTAGGAAAAGGCAGGATCAAATGGAATAAAGGAGTTGCAAAAGGAATGAGCTTTAAAGATTATGAAATGGCTTATTGTTCAAGTATAGAACATACTCATATCCTAAACTTATTATGGAATGGAATGCGACAAGCTGCAAACTTAAAACATCCTATGAGGCAACAGGGTAATAAAAAACTAAATGAAAAAAGAATACACCCATGCCATAAACCAATACTTCTTTATAAAAAAATAGCAATAGATTTCGATTTAAAAGGCAAAAAAATCTATTGTGGTCATAATGGTTCTGGAAGTGACAGAATAGCTTTTGAGAATTTTGTAGAGTTATTTATGGCAAGTGAAATTGATAAAGAATATTTTGATAAGCAGGAAGAAAGATATAAAAATTTCAATGGAGCAATTAAGCTCTTCCAAAATCATACGATATGACAAGACAAACCTCAATTGACTGTTATCACCAGATAAAAGCAGAAGGACTTTTATCAGATATGAGATTTAGTGTTTATCAAGCACTTTATAACCTAAATAAGCCATCTACAAGAAGGGAGGTTTATGCAACTATGAATGTTTCAAATCAAGAATCGACTAGATTTACCGAATTACGTAATCTGGGTGTTATCTATGAAAAAACAACCAGAAAATGCTCTATTTCAGGAAGAACATCTATTGAGTGGGATTTAACAGATAATATTCCAGACAAATCATTACTAAAAAAGAATACAAAACCTAACAACCTTAAAAAATGCATAAAGTTCATATTAAACAATATGGCTGAAAAAGGATTAATGTGGATTAACCCAAGTGAAATAAAAAGCCTTTTAGACTAAATAAACACCCATTTGTTTATTTTAATGTATTTTATTTGCTTTTAAGTAATAGGTAGTGTATATTTATATCATGAAAGATACAAACCACATAGGAGAAGCAGTTAAGAGAGTTAGAAAACTTAAAAAGCTGAAACAGAAGGATTTTGCAAAACAAATAAAAATTAGCACGAGTTCACTTTCTGCAATAGAACAAGGTGCAAGAGTTCCTTCTTTGAGAATGCTACAAAAAATTGCAGATGGGTTTAAAATATCACTACCAATATTATTATGGTTTTCCGTAAAACGAGAAGATGTTGAAGAAGATAAAAGAGAAACATTTGATATTTTAATGCCTCAAATAAATAGTATGATTTCAAGTTTATTTAATACTAAATAGTTATGGATGCAATAATCAAAGAATTTAACGAAACAGGCAATTGCGTTATAGATATAGATTACGCCATTAAAAAATGGAATCACTTGTATTGGATAGCTCAATGGAATGACACATACAGACTGATAATTCATGTACGTAAAGATTCACCTATAACAAAAATGAAGGTATCTATAAGTGAAAAACAAGCAAAAGAGCTAATTGCAAAACTAAAATTAACAGGTGTAAACGGAGGATTTAAAAGCTCAACAACATGGAAACAATAAAATCCAACAAATAAAAAAACCCTCGACAAACCCGCAACGCTACATTCTAAATATTGTTTGAATTAATTAGTAGTGATTGCGGTAATGGGTTGATCTAAAAACTAAATAGTTATGGAAAAGAAAGCAGAGGAATTATTAAATTTATATAAAAATTTATCAGATAAAATGATGGATGATTTAATAGATTTAGGTGTTTCAATTTTTAAAACTGATACTGATTCTGATGCTAAAATAGAATATGTTGACCCTATGCTTCCTGAAAATCAACATTTACTTTCTAAATACCACCAGAAAAATATTAAAAATTCAGTTGGATTTGTACAGGAAGAGCATTTTGAAGAAATTAATGGTAAGATGCATAAGTTTATAACTACATATATATTTTAATAAAAAAATTATGGATTCAGTGAGATGTATTTGCATCGATGATGCTAAAAAACCAATAGAGATACCTCAAGAGAAATGGGTTAAAAAAGATGATGAATATCATATAACTCATATTTTCGTAATGAAAAATCAAAAAAACATTCAAGGATGTGAATTGGCAGAATTTGATATTTCAAGGTATGCTCCATACAACTGTTACAGATTAAGCAGATTTGCAATTTTAATGGAGGATTTAGGGAAATTAGCAGCTCTTATAAAGAGATCAGATGAGTTTAATCAATTATCAGATATTGATATTCAAAAATTAGTAGATGATATTCCAATTAAAGAAGAAGTTCCTGTTGAATACATAAAGAAATCTCATAATCACGATCATTTTTGGATTAAAGACAAAATGCTTTATGAATCTTACAATACCATAAGAGGTATGAGATATAGAGAAATATGCCTCCTTAATTATCCAGATACAGAAATTTTACCAGAAGATTTTAATCCAATTAAATTTAAAATATAGTTATGAATATTATCACAGTAATATTATACGAAAGACTGCATAGATATATTTATGATGAACATTTTAACTTAAAAGACAGGTTAAGTACATTAAAGAAACCGTATTTATATGAAAGATATAAACGTTACAGTAACGGATTAAAAGGATGGAGGATAGTATTATCTATATGGCTACCGTTTATAAAAAAGTATAGAAGATATTCGTATTATAATTCTACTTTAAGCAAATATGAATTAAGCCAAGTCAATAAATTAAGCAAATTAGTTTACAAATTAAAACTAAAACTAATATTATGAGCAAAAAACTATCTGACATAGAAAAGTTAAGAGATGAATTCAGAAATGAAACCAATAACGAGGTGCAAGAATGTTACATTTTCACTAGAAGTTATACGGTTTGGCTACAGTCTAAAGTACTAAAACAACTATCTAAATAAAACAAAATGGACGTAATAATTATAACCGATTCAGAAGGAGAAAAATCCTACGACAAGCACGGAGAAGAAATTAAAATAAGAAAAAGAGAATTAACAGTAGAGATTCTGGACGATTTAAACCATTATGCTATCATAAAATCGGAAAAGAATGAAGCTGATAGAGGTCAAGGTCTTATAATTGATAAAAACCAATTTGAACAACTAAAGGAATATTTCTTAAACACCGAACAAAAGGGGAAAAAAGATATAATTGATTACATAGAACACGATGCAGAAATAGCTATGCCAATAAACGAGCTAATGCACGAAAGCGGAAGGAGTTTAAGTAAGAAAGAGTACGGAAAAGTATTATTAAAATACCTAGTAATAGAGCTTAGAAGCAAGTTTAACAACACTTAAACAACAACTTAAAGTAAACGAGATATGACATTTGAAGAAGTAAAAAAAGATTATGTAGAATTAATGGATATAGGTGTTCCTTATGACATGACAGGTGGCTTTGTAGATTCAGAGAGAATGGAAACAGTAATTCGTAATCCGACAAAATCTAACGCTAAAAAATACATGATAGAGGTAATCTATTACGGTTTTCAGTGGGGTGATTATTGGAAAACTGAGACTAGTGGTGACATTCATATTAACGATAATAAATTCATAAACGAGATGTACGAAAAATACATTTGATAATAAGTAAAACAACTCTTAAATAATAATTTAAAGTAAAGAATCTAAAACCCTAGAAATAATGAGTCAGGCAAAAATATTATTGGAAGCAATGGGAATAAATCCATTAGAGAAAATAGATAACAATTCTGGAAGTTATTGGACATTGCACGAGTTAGTTAATCATTGTGTTGGGCAATTAAACGATAAGTAGATATGGAATCATTTTACATTAAACAGCGAGTAAGTAAGTTTGTATTGATATACCATCGAATTACCAAAGAGGGAAATATTACAGCTTTATCTTGCAGTAGAAGGAGTATATCAAATCCTAAAACTGTAATGATAGGAAAAACCTTTGAGGTGATTTCCAAGGAAGAGTTTGATAAAAAATATAACGAGTTTGCCACATAAAAACAACCTGTAGGTTTACTACACAAAAAAGCAAATAGATGAATTTAGATTACGTAAAAAAAACAAGAGGATTAGATTTCGTTAAAAAAGGAATGCGAGTTGAGCAAACTGAAATGAAACAAAGTGGTGTAATTGTCGGAGGTAACAGATCAGGAAATATAGATGTTAAGTTTGATGGAAATAAACATACGGACAATTGCCATCCCACATATATGATGAAGTATTTTGATGATAATGGTAATGTTATTAAAGAATACAAGGATTAATGAAATACTCCAAAAGAAATATTGTCCACAGTAAAAACAACAGGACTACATGGCTAGAGCGAAACTTTGATTTCACTCATGGTTGTGGATGGTTCTGCCAAATATATGATGAACATTACAACATCGGTTTTGGGTTTAGTAAAAATAAATTCACAGCATATAGAACAGCAATTAATAATTTAAAAAGCAAGTAAATGTCAAAAATAGCAAAGATGGAAAACATCATTGAAGAAATCAAACAAGAGAGATTTAAACAGGATGCCAAATGGGGTGAACAAAACCACCCTTGTTTAGATCAAACATTATTAAATAGAAAAGAAGGTTGTACACCTCAAAGAATGACAGAAGAATATGGTATTCCTTCTGAATTAAAGGCAAAGCAATCATGCGATAGTAAAGCTGAGAAAGGAGAATGTACATGGGCTGATATTGCACTTGAAGAGTTCTCGGAATCGATTAGCACATTTGACATTCATAAACGTAGAGAAGAATTAATTCAATTAGCTGCTGTTGTAGTTGCTTGGGTTGAAAAAATTGATAGAGATATTCAAAAACAGTAGAATCAATGATACCAATACATCAAACAAGAACACAAGAAGAGTTTGCCAATTGCCTACAAGCTTGTGTGGCTTCATATTTTGAATTCCCATTGGAGAATGTTCCTAATTTTATGTTATTCAAAGATAATTGGTGGGATGCATTGCACTGGTACTTTTTTTCTCTTGGATACGATATTGGACACATAAACAAATTACCCCCAGAGGATGGGAAATATTACATCGTTTCTGAAGAGTTTGGAGATAATTATAATTATTCCCATGCCGTTATTTGGAAAGACGGGAAAATAGTGCATGATCCTTTAAATTACAAAAGCGGTAAAAGAGGAACTATTGTCGGATATTATTGGATAAGTAAAAGGTAACAAACTAAAATTAAAAAGTAGTTATGGCGATATATGTAGGCAATAAAAAAATTAATGAGATCAAGTCAATTTCAGTTGTTCACGACGTACTGGAAGAAATTTTAATGAGTGAAGCTGAATTCCTTGAGGATAGACCTGAATTTTGGACAGATGAACAAAAGGAACTTTACGACTTATTGAACACCTTAAATCAAAGGGTTATAGAAAAGGCAATTGAAATAATTGAATCACGAAAACAGTAGTTATGACAAAGGACGAATTAATCACAAAGCAGCAACTCCAGATAGAAGAGTATAAAAAAACTATCGAATCTAACAACGAGCTAAAGAAAAAGATAATAAGTAAATTCTATAGTATAGGACAACCATTAAACGACAACATATTAAACATGGATAAAAAGCAAATGGCATGGTGTTTTGAAGTAGTGGAATTATCTCAGCAAATAAACCAAAACTAGACGATATGAAACAAGCATTTGTATTTTACGCATGGTTCCAAGGCTCTAGTGATTTCGAACCTTTTATTGCAAGAGTATTGGATAACACATCGAATCCTAATTCATGGAGAATAGACAACCATGATAAAACCTATATGTTTGCACTAAAAGAAGCCTACATAAAGGAAGCAACGCATGACGAGATAAATATCCATGTCAATCGTAAATCTAATTAAACAGTAGTTATGTCAAATACTTTCCAAATATGGCTTATGAGCCAAAAATATTACAGAAAAGAAGGATCATTGCTTTGGTATAGAGATAATTTATTAGTGAAAGCGAAAGAACTTTCTGGAAAATTAAGGGAATTTAAAAACATTAAACAGTAGTTATGGAAAACACTAAGAATTACAAAAAAATAGCCAATTACATCAAAAAACAAGGTTATACATGGACTGTTGAAGATGCAATCGAGTTGTATAAGAAAAAGGAAAATGGGGAGTACATAAGTTATACAGCAAATGATATTGTTGGTCGTTTTCCAGAAGAAATAAAATCACTAATACAGTAGGTTAAACAGCGATCCTACTATTTAAGAAAATCGCTTAAAACTTAAATAACAAATAAAAATTATGATTACAACAGAGATGCCAAAGTATCAAAGTCACAAAAAAGTATGGGCTTTAAAAATTAAATCCATCGTAAGAGATGGTGAAGGTGAAAATAGAGAAACGGATGGAAGTGCGATGATTACTCCAGAAGAGGATGGGTATGAACCATTTAAAGTTAGTCCTGAATATATGGGCAAACATAAACCACAAGTAGGTGGTTATTATGTTCAGTACGATGGTGGCTACGAGTCTTTTTCTCCTGCCGATGCTTTTGAAGGTGGATACACTTTAATTTAAATCTAAGAATTAAAGTAATTTCCCAAAACACTTTTAACTTTACTTTCAACATCAAGTTCAGTTTTTCTATTTTTAGATATAAATAAACTAGTATTTGAAAGTGAATTATAAAACTCTTTAACAATACTGATGCTTTTATCAGTTAGCTTAAAGAGTTTTGTGTTGTTGTTAGAATAATCCTCAACAATATATTCAGCTATCAATAAATAATCCAGTTTAATTTTACGATCAATAACCATAACAGTAAATTCAAAAAGATTTAATTCTTTTAAATAGATAAGAACCAAAAGCCAATCATAGTCTAATCCATATTTAACAGTTAATTTTTGAAGGCTAAATATAGTATATGCTGTATTCAATTTATCACTCTCAACAACTAAGGTTTTCTTATCAAATAACACCTCACTAGTTAATGAAACCTTCTTAACACTCCTGATGTTAAGGCTTTTTTCTCGCTTAGTATCTATTTTTCTTATTTTCATTACCATACTGCTAAAATAAATTATTTTTCGTAGATTAGCAATTCATTAGATTAATTAAATCAAAACACTATTATGAAAAAAATCTTTTTTGTATTATTAACGGTATTCATGATTACTTTATCTTTTGCTGACACATTTGAGAATGATGTTGGTGATAAATATAAAATCGAAAATACCCAAAACTTAGATGTGATGACAGCAACATTAAATGTTGTTGAAATTCCATTATTCAGCAATCAGTTATTAAGAGATGAAATTAGTAATGATTTTATTCTTTTATGTAATGATTCTGGAGAAGAAGAAATTGTAGGCTGTATGATTCTTAAACTTCCTGATATTGATAGGATACAAAATCATTATAAAAACAGAACTTACCGTAATTATAAAACAAGAACAGCGGGAGGACTACCCTATGTCTGCTAAACATATCATATAAAATTATTTAAAAACCGTTAAACATTGATTTAACGGTTTTTTTTATTTAATTTAGCAACGTTTTTATTATTATCACGAACCTTTGTGATGCTATACACCTCTATTAATCCATTTTAATAGGGGTGTTTTTATGTCTTTTCCATAAATTCCAGAAACATTACCACTACCAACCACATGTATTCTTTTTAGTTTTTATGTTTGCATTAGAAATAATAAATATCAAATAATGGAAACTAATGAAAGTAATGTAAAAGTTTTTGGAACACCTCAACCTGTTACAGAAACACAAAGTCCTACAGTAGAAACCAAAAAAGTTGAACCTACTACTCCAATAGTTGAAACTCCAAAACAAGAAGTTAAACAGGAAACTGTTATACCTAAAGTTGAGGAAAAAAAAGTTGAAACTACTAAAGTAGAAGATAAAACCAAAAAAGTTGAAACTGCAAAAACAGATAAAACTGAAAAGAAATCTGATTTCAAAGTATCTTTTGAAAATGAAGTTAAAAAAACTACCGAATCAACCACTAAACAGGAAACTGTTAGTGTTACTGAAGAAGTTGTTGCAAAATTTCTTAAAGACACTTATAACATTGAAGTCGAAAAATTATCAGATTTATCAAAAAAGGAAATATTACCTGAATCGGTAGCCAAGTTTGCAAAGTTTAACAAAGAAACAGGTCGAGGAATCGATGATTTCTATAACGCTCAAAAAGATTGGGTAAAAGAATCCAAAGATGATACGATTAAAGAGTTCTACAAATATCAATATCCTGACATGTCTGAAGAAGATATTGATACAAGACTAGACCTTATTAAAGTTTCAAAAGATGATGAAGATGAGTTAGAAGAAAGAGACTTGAAACAACGAAAGTTAGATTATAATACGGAACATTCAAAAGCGTTGAGTTTTATGGACAAAAAATCTAAAGAGTTTCAAACACCTTTAGAAAATCAAACTGTTCAACCAAAAAAACAAACCCCAGAAGAAATAGCGGAAACGTATAAACCTTATTGGGATGCTAGAGATAAATCGTTAAGTAAACTAAAAGAAATTAAGATTGATCTTAATGGTATTGGAGATATTAAATTAGAAGTTTCAGACGAACATCGTGATTTAATTTCAAAACATACTGAAACAGAAGAATCTTTTTTTGGTCGTTGGAAAGATGATAAAGGAATTATTCAAACAGACAAAAGTTCATTAGACACATTATGGTCTATTCCAGAAATTAGACAAAATTTAATTTCTAGTATGCTTGAACAAGCAAACACATTAATACTTGAAAATTTCTCTAAAAACAACAGAAATGTTACTTTAGATAAAATTGCTCAAGTTAATGAAAATGAAAGTGGAGCATCCGTTAAAGTTGTTGGAGATCAAAATAGCCAACAAGAAAAGAAAATGGGTTCACCACTATTTTAAAAAAATTAAAACACTAAACGATTATGGCACTTACAAACGTACCAACAAACCCTCACAATAATACATCACCGAATGTATTAGATAACGGGAATTATGCAGACCCTTTTGCAATTGCAGCAGTAGTTGCAGCACAACAAGGTTTGCCACAAGACCTTTTAGACCAAGTACATACTGATTGCGCAGCATTAGTAAAAAACTCTTGGTTAGGATTTTTAGATATGTTCCAAATGAACATGTCATTTGAAACTGATTATATTCAGTTTATTGAGACTACTACTCCAGACTACGTTATTGATGATGACGGTGCTGTAACAAGAGTAGCTGATGTTTTTACTATCGATTGGTCAGCAGTAGAAGGATGGGAAGTAGGAGAAGAAGCTTTTTTCTTTAGATTAGAAGATGTTGTTCAGATTTATGACGGAACAGTTGTTGAAACTGGTGTTATTACCGCAATTAATAAAGCAGCAAACACTTTTACAGCAATCACTAGAGATGGTGCTGCTTGGACAGGTGCAGTTTCAGATATTACCGTTCAGGTAATTGGTGGAGATCATGACAAAGGCTCATGTGGTCCCGAAGCTCTTTTAGAATTGAGAAAAACGAAGTCTAAGACTCAAAAAATGCAAATTATCAAAGATGCTATCAAAAATAGCGGAGGTAATAAATATCAATATTGTTTCCCTAATGGTGAAGTAATGTGGTATGATGATAATACTTTAGAACTTGATCGAAGATTAAACACTAAAATTGCAACAACATTGTTGTTAGAAATTGAAAGTGATGTAGCTTCTCCTGCTTATGCAGCAGGTAAATATGGTTCTTTAGGATTATTTGCTAATCTTGAAGTTAACGGACTTGTTAATACTGGATACTTAACTACTTTAGCTCACGTACAAGCATTAACTGCTTATTGGGATACTTTAGGATATGAAAACAGAGAATTTGTAGCTCACGTTGATCAAACACAAGTTAGACATTTTGAAACAATTGCAGGTGAAATTGCAACTTCATTAAATATCCAACTTAATGTTGAATTAAGAAATGCTCCTGATAACTTTGCAAAATATGGATTCAGTTCTATTTTAGTTGATGGTTATACTATCAATTTCACTAAATGGGAATTAACTACTGGTAACAGTCCTCTAGGTAAAAATAGAATTCAAGAAGCTATGCCAAAAGGAATTATAATGCCGATGGGAACAGTTCCTACGAAAATTAACGGTGTTGAAAAACGAGTTCCTTATATCTTTAAAGCATACCAAGATCACGGTAAATTAGGTAAAGGTGGTATGGTAAGAACATATATGACTGGTGGATTTGCAGGTGGAAATGGTTCTAACTGTGAATATCTTAAAACAGATAAATCAACAACAGTAGCTATTATAGCAGTATGTCCAGAAGCGATAACTTTGATAAAATAATCAATTTAAAGAAATAAAGAAATCCATTATTTCTATTTTTAAAACCGATACAAGATTAATTTCGAGTATCGGTTTTTTTATTGAAAATAGTCCATTTTTTTTTATCGAGATTTATTGTTACATTTGGTTAATCTTAAAAATAGAAATATAATGGCTAACTTCAGAACATTAAAACCGCAAAGAGCAGCAGTTATTGTACAACAACCAATTGTATATTATCAAAGAAACTCAAAAGGAAAAACAACAAAAAAACGTCATATTCAGTACGTTGAAGATTTAGAAACAATCTTTGTTGATGAGCAAAGAAAACTTGTTGACAATCCAAAACCTTCACCAATTTACATTGCAAAAGGAGTATTAAAAATAGATGATGACAACTTACCTATGTTGGAATTAATGAGCAAACACCCTCATAATCAAGCTAACGGAGGTACTTTATTCAGATTAGTTGATGTTGAAAAAGATGATCTTTATGAAGTAAAGCAATCTGAAAAAATAGATAAAGCTAGAGCATCCTTAATTGATATGGATGACAATTTAATTAGAGCTGTCGCAGCTTGGTTCTTAGGTCATAGCTTTATCAGCAAAAGTATTCTAAAACTTAAAAAGACTTTAAGAAGTAAATTGGAAATGAACTTCAAATTAACCGATGGTAAAACATTTTTCGTTGATGCTTTTACAGAATTTATCGAAGAAAAAAACAACGAAGAAAAGTTAATGGTTATGTTAGCTATTCAAAAAGGTATAATTACCATTATCAATGGTAAAACAGTTGCTTGGGGTAATTCCGATGAACCTATTTATAATGGTTCACAACCAAATTACATTGTTCGTGAATTTTCTGTTTGGGTTAAGAATGATGAAGAAGGAAGAAACGTATTAAAACTTATCGCAGAGAAAATTTCTAACTTAAAATAAATAATCATGGGGGGAAAAAAAGAATCATTTCAAATTTGTCTTCAAAATAAAGTTAGTAAAGAAATTGAAGAGGTTGAAATCTATACGGAGTCAGCAACCGAAAATATCTATCAAAGATTAATTAAGCTTCAATTACAATATTGTAATGATAAAAATGTTAAAATAGTCATGCAAGAATATCTTATTCAAAAAAATGAATCAGATAAGGGTAAAACATACGAAATGGCAGTTGCAGAATCAAATTGTGATTATTCGTATATTTCAATTATAAAAGAATTAAAAACTTAAATAAATAATCATGAAAGACACTAAATTAACTGCTTATGTAAGCGAGAAACACGTATTGGCTTTTGAAATTGGAGAAATCAAAAAAACAAAAACAGAAGGAAAGGGAAAAAATAAAGTTGAAGTTCCTATACAGGGAAGCGGAGCTATTATTGTTCCTGAAAACAAAGAAATTGATCCTGTTCGTGTAAACAATATGTTCTTAGCGAAATTCAAACCTGTTAAAGGTGATTTTTACGTTATTGAAGAAGGACAGTACCCAATAATTAAGAAAGCAAAAACTTTTCTGGAAGAATATGCAGAAGTAGCAGAAGTAGAGGAAGTTAAAAAAAAAGACTAACTCCGAATAATACTTCAGAAGAAATACAAATAAATCCTATTAAAGGATTCTTTAAAAAGCTTCTCAATTAATTTTGAGAAGCTTTTTTGCATTACTAATAAAAACGCATTCAACTATTAAAATTAATTATATTTGTGAAAACATTAAATAATTATGTTAGATTCAATCTATAAGACTGTTCAAGCGATACTAAATAAGGATCAACTAGGTTATTTAAAACCTTTAAAATTCAACTTATTTATAAGAAATGCTTCAAGAAAAATATATAACGGATATTTAACAGATTTAAAATCTAATGTTCGTAAAATGAATTGGATGCTTGATGGTAAAGATTTTGCAAAACTATCAGAACATACACAGCAATTACTAGAACATTTTTCAGCAATAGAACCAATAACCAGAACAACAAATTTTGTTTTTCCTGATGATTTTGAATATGTCGAAGATGTTTTTACAGGTGATACTAGAATAGAAAAAATAAATTACAGTGATTATCAAGATTTACAAAGTAATAATTACGCACCACCAAGTACCTGCAATCCTATTTGCAGTAAGGTAGGCAGTGCTTTATTGGTTAGTCCTCTTAGTATTACAGCAATAAATTTACACTACCTTAGAGAGCCTAAAATTGCGAATTGGACTTTTGAAGAGGTTGATGGAAAACCAATGTTTGACCAAACAGCAAATGATTATCAAGATGTTGATATGCCTAAAAGCGCATACGATGAATTAATAAGTCTTGTGGTTGAAATGGGAGCAACATACCTTAGAGATTTTAATGTTGTCCAAGGAGCAAATGCCGAGCAAGTACAAGATACTAATCAAGAAAATAAGCAATAAATTATGTCAGTAGCCACTAACGATCAGCAATATTACGAAGATAAGGAATTATGGGGTGAGGATATGTTTACAAATCTAAAGGATATTATAAATAATATTCTTATTACTGCTGATGATGATAGTTATTTTAAACATTCCAAACGGTTTAGAGCTTCTATCTTTGGTAAGCAAATCATAAAATCACTAAATGTTGATGTTCAAAGCAAAGACAAAGCAATAAGCATTCAACTTTCTCCAAGTCAAATATTTCCATTCCCTAGATATATGACAAACTGGAGTAGAATTGGAGTAATGAATAAATGCGATAAATTAAGTGTTTTAAACATTAATAACAATCCTACTACTCACGATTATTTGCAGGATAACGAATGGAAATTACTCTATGATGAATCTGGAAACGTTTTACGTGGTGCAGATTTTGATGCTCAAAAAGGTGATTGCTGCTTAATCGTTCAATGTGAAACAGTAACTACTACTGAATGCAATGATTCAGAATTTAAAAATAGTTGGGTAAAAGAGAATAAAGAAGGTAATTACTTTGAATTTAGTGAAGATTTAGTTGATCAGATTATTGTTATTGAATATCAGACAGCAGGTTTAGATACTATTGATGATTGCGATATTAAAGTACATCATTATTTAGAAGATACAGTAACCAGAGGTATCCAATGGAATCTTTTAATGGGTAAAAGAAATACTCCTGATAAGACAGTTTTTTATTACGAAGACCTTTATAAAAAAGCCAAGAAGAAGAGCAAAAATCTTTTAGCTAAAAAAATAACAGTTGAACAAATGTTAAAAGCTATCGATTTAAGAACAAGCTAACACCTACGCTATGCCAAAATTAATAAATACATTTATCGAGGGTATGATGAATAAGGATACCTCAAAGTCTTTAGTTAATAATTCTCAATATAGACACGCTGAAAATTTAAGATTCCATGTAAATAATGGAGATGATGGAACAGGTGTTAACATTAAAGGAACAGTACTCAAAAGTGATGTTACAGAAGGGAATACCGACCTTAAATGTATTGGAGCATATTTTAATACAGATAAAGATGTTATTTACTATAAATTAGCAAGTACAAATGGTCAAATCAGTATTGATGCTGAATATAATATTGGAACAGATACAACAACAATTGTACTTAAAGATACAAATGGAGTTCTAAAATATGATAAAACTGGATATGTAACAGGATGGGATGAAATAGATGGTTTACAAATTTGGTCTGAATGGGGTAATAATATCAGAAGAATAAATACTGAAAGAGCAAAAACTTATGGCGTAAATGGATTTACTGAAGAAGATATTGCCTTAATTGTAAAACCTCCACTACAAAAACTAAAACTAACTTTAGAGGATACAACTACTCCTGCATTAGAAGAAAATAATATTGAAGAAAAATTCATATCGTTTTCTTACAGATACAGATATTTAGATGGTGAATATAGTGTTTTAGCTCCATTCACTGAGTTTGCTTTTTTACCAAACAAGTTTAAATATAATTATGGCGAACAATCAAATGAATCAATGGTTAATAAGTTTAATCAGGTTCTAATTGAATTTAATACTGGAAACGAAAGAGTTACTGAAATTCAACTAATTTTCAAAGAAAGCGAAAGTAATTCTGAATGGATAATTGATGATTTCAATAAAGAATTATTAGGTTATGGAAACGATGAAGCCAGAACATTCAAATTTAATAATAACAAAACATTTAGAGCTTTAAGTGATCTTATAATAAGAGAATATTTCTCAAATGTTCCATTAACTGCTAAAGCACAATGTATAATTGATGGCAGATTACTTGTAGGTCATTATAAAGAAAACTATGACATTAAAGATGATTTACTTGCTAAAATAGAACTAGATTACTCACTTTTATTAGTTGCTATTGATAATACTGAAGTAATAGATATTGGAGGCGTGCCAACCACAGTTCCAACATTAAACCCTTTAGAAACCTGTAAAAGCAATAGGGATTATGAAGTTGTTATGGTTTATTTAGATGGGTTCGGAAGAGCTACAACATCATTACAAAGTAAAACAAACACTTTATACATAAATAATTCCAATAATATTACTGGTAATTCAATAGATGTAATATTAAAACATAAACCTCCGTTTTGGGCAAAACATTATAGATTTTTCATTAAGCAAACCAAAAAGAATTATGACCAATTATTACCAGTTGTATTTTATGAAGATGGCGTATATCGTTGGGTCAAATTAGAAGGAGCTGATAAGGATAAAATAAAAGAAGGTGATTATTTAATTGTAAAAGCAGACAGTCAAGGAATTTTAAACACTCTTGTTAAGACTAAAGTTTTAGAGATTACACAACAAGAAAAAAACTTCTTACAACCTGATGATGTTACTGATAAAATAGAAGAACGAAGTGGACTTTATTTTAAAATTAGACCAGACGGATATAGAATAGATTTAGATGATTTCGATAGTTATTTATTAGAAACATACGATAATACAAGTAAAGCATACAATAATCCTGTTAGGGATTTAACACAATATATAAGTCAACCGCATTTTTATGGAGACACTTTAGATGATCTAGTTTCATCAGGATCATACGCAGGAGCTTCTGGAACTAGAACTAGATATTTGATTCAAATAGACAACATACAATTAGCTGCAAAAGGCACTGTAACTTTAAATTCAGGAGCTTCTGGATCAGTAGATAGCATAACTGTTAATGGAGTTGAAATATTAAGTGGTTCAGTTCCATTTAATACAGATTTACCAAATACAGCATTAGATGTTGCTGCAAACATATTAGCAAATACATCATCTCCAAATTATACAGCTATTGCAGTAGGAAATATAATAACTATTACAGCAGTAACATTAGGAACTTCTTCTAATGGATTTGCAGTAGTATCATCTGCAACAACAATAACAACAACAGATGCAAATATGTCTGATGGTTCTGAAAATACTTTTAAATGGAGTGATGACGAAGGAGCAACCTATGTAGCTGAAAATATACCAATAACAGGAGTAGCACAATTATTAGATAATAATGGAGTATCAATAACATTTGGAGCTTTAACAGGTCATTCACTATCAGATGAATGGAATATTAATGCAAGAGCTATATTTTCTGTTGACGGAAACTCAAAAGCTTATGGTTTTTTCAGAACAGAAAATAATCATAGTGAGAATTTAGAAGATTTTGAAGCTGAAGAAATAAATATTGGAGCAAGAATTCTTTTAGAATATGACGAATATAGTGAAGGTGATGACTATTTTCTAATTGATGAGACTTCAAACGATAAATACGACAATATTCAAGAATGGTTTTTTAAAGAAGATATTATAGCAAAAATAGAAACTCAAGGAAACATAACAATTACAAATGTATTTTTTGTTAGAGGAGTTTTACTTTATGATGATACTGCAACTCAAATAACACAAAGGGATGCTGATGGAACAATGACATTATTAATAAAATCATATGCAACACAAAATAATGATTTTGATAAAAGAGTAAAGGTTAGGGCAAAAAGTGAAATACTTCAATCAGACAGTAATAATATTATTCTTTTAGAAACTGAACCAACAGAACAACCATACGAAACATTTTATGAAATTGGAAAAACATACGATATAACAGGAGGCTATCATATATCTGACACAGATATACCAACCGATGTAAATCAATCATTAGGAGTAGATTTAAGAGTTAAATTAGATTGGTTTAATGCTTATAGTTATGGTAATGCTGTTGAGAGTTATAAAATTAAAGATGAGTTCAATAGAAAAGGATTAGATGTAGGTATTCGAGTATCAGCAGCATCAAAAGAAGAATATAAGCAAGTAACAAGAATTGCTGATGTTTCTTGGAGTGATGTGTATAATGATGACTCAAATTTCAATGGTTTAAGCTCATTCAATTTATCATTAATAAACTTTATTTCTTTAGATAAGGAAAATTCAAGTATCCAGAAACTTTACAATTCAAATAGCAATCTTATGATATTTCAAGAGGATGCTGTTGGAATTATGCCGTATAATAAAAATATCATATACGATACTCAAGGAGGTAGAGTTGTTGGAGTTTCTCAAAATATATTAAGTAAGGAAAGTTACAGAGCTTATGCAGAAGGATTACATGGTATTTCAAAGAATCCTGAAAGTTTTGTTGCTGTTGGAGCTAGAAAATATTTTACCGATAGGGTTAGGGGTAATATTTTAAGATTGGCAAATAATGGAATTACAGAAATAAATGAAAATTTATTAGAACATTATACTTCTGATCAAATGAAAGAAAATAAAGGACTTTCAATGATTGCATCATTTGACCCAAAACATAAAGAGTATTTATTACACCTTCCAAATGAAGGTAAGTTACTGTGTTTTACGGAAAAAACTAAAGGTTTTCCTGAATTTTACACGTTTGAACCAGACTTCATGTTGAATGCTGACAATGAAATTTACGCTTGGAAAAATGGTAAAATGTATATCTTAAATGCTTCTGAAACTAGAAATAATTTCTTTGGTGTTCAGTATCAAAGTAAATTGAAATTCTTTGTAAATCAAGAGTTTGGAGTTGAAAAAGTATTTAATACAATGGGATTACAAAGCACTCACGCTTGGTTAGCTAACTTACTTACAAATCTAACTTCTAGGCAAATTCCTAAATCATCGTTTTCTAAAATTGAAGATCATTGGTATTCTGAAATAATGGGTAACACCAATTCAAAAACAGTATCTAGTAGTAAATTTGGATTAGGAACATACGTTATTACAAATGGAGAAATAACAACAAGTTTAAGAAATTCTGTAATGTCTATTGGGGATTATGTAACAAGCAAAACATTACTATTTGCTCCAAATAAAATAGTTGATATTTTATCCGATAAAATAGTTCTTGAAACAAACATAACAACAATTTCTTCATTTTTAATGTATAGCAAAAATGCTAATATCGATGGAGAATCAATCAGGGGTGATTATATGGAAGTTGAATTAATAAACGATGACACAAATAAAGTATCAATAAAAGCTGTTACAACAGATGTCTCAAAGAGTTATTACAGCTAATCATTTTAAGTTAGTTTTAAAATTAGTACAGAAAACACCAATAATTGACGTTATTGGTGTTTTTGTTTATATAAAAAAAATTAACCTATTTGTTTTAGGTATTGTGTAACATTTACATCTCCTTCAGAATATCCAACTCCAAGTAGAGCGTCTTGTACTGGTTTTACTGGTGAAGTTGTGTATAATAAATAATAACTTTCTTTTAAAGCGTATTTCTCTATTTCATCTAGTAGAAATTGAAATGCTCCTTCTCTTTTTTCTTTTGGAACTTCTAAATTAGAAATTGGATAAGCTAAATACGCTAATGAACTATCTGTTTCGTAGAAAAACATACAATACAAATCTTCTACTTCATTGCTAACTACAAAAACTTTTTGTGGCAAAAATGAAATATGTACATTAGGAAAATTGTGTAAATCCCAAAAACGTTTCGCTGTTTTGTAATAATCTTCTGTTTTCTCAATTCTAACTTTCATAATTAAATGTGTTTTTATTTATACAAAAATAATGAATTACTTTTAGTTAGTGTATTTTATATTTAAAATTTTATATTTGTATCTATAACTTTAAATATAATCATAATGGCAGTTGGAACAGGTATAGCGAGTCTAGGATTAGCTATTGGACAAACAGTAGCAGGAGGGATACGTGCTAAAAAAGATAGAAAAGCAATTCACGACTTCAGGAGACAAGACCTTATTAACCCATTAGAGAACATTCAGATAAGCACTTTAAGGTCAGATAAACAAACTGATGCTAATTTATCTAATTTTGCAACATCTGTTGATGCACTTCAAAGAGGTGGAACTAGAGCTATCTCAACTGGACTACCAAGAATTAATGAAGGGAATATATTAGTTCAAAATCAAATTTTACAAGATTTAGAAGATCAGGATCAGCAAAGAAACATACTTATAGCTCAAGGAGAGGAAAGAATCAGAGCTATCCGAGAAGGTAGAGAAATAAACGCTTTACAAGGATTAGGTCAATCTCTTCAAACAAACCGTCAAGATACATTTAGTGGCACTCAAAACATAATATCAAGTAGTTTAGCCTTAACTGCTGCATTAGAAGCGGCTAAGGATGAATAATAAAAATTAAAAAAATTATGGCTCAACAAGGTACAACCGCAGCAGCATTTACCAGACTAAGACCACTCGAAGGAACCAATACAGGTGCAATCGTTGAGGAACATATTAGATTTTGGGAAAAGAACAAAGGTGATAAAGAAGCAGCAAAACTAGCTAGAGAAGCAAAAGCAAACGAGTTCAAAAGAAAAGTTGCCAAACAAACCTTTGATACTTATAAAGGTTTAGAAGGTCAAGAAGCAGCAGGTTATTTCACAGAGCAAATTGTAAATTATAAAAATGAAAATGCTGAAAAATGGGTTGACTTAGCAAAAAAAATTAATACAGGTGATGAGAATGCAATTATATTATATGCTAAAGAAAAGGAGAAGTTGAGAAATCTTATAAATGCGAGTAAAGTTGTTGCTGCAAAATCAGCAGAATTAGTAAAGCAAAAAGCAGATGGAACTTTTAACGAGCATTTAGATTCAGATTTACTAGATTTTAATGAACAACTTGCTAGAAGTAATTATGCATTAGACCCTAAACTTGGTAAGTTTAGAATTTATGACAAAAACAATCCAAATGTATTATTAGAAGTTGATCCACTAAAATTAACAAACGAATATCTTAGTGCTAATTTCAATCAACCAGTTGATTTTACATCCACAGGATCAAGATTAGCAAAAGGGTTGCTAGATTCTATTGATGGTAATAAACAAATTACTCAAGAAACTAATGTTCGTGGAGTTCAATTAGCTTTAAATGAATTTTCACAAGACCCTGTTATAGCTAAAAGTTGGTACAGAGATCAACAAAAGAAAGGATTGAATTCAAATACAAAAACATTTGAAGAATTAGATGATGGTGAATTTAATAATTTAGCAGCTTCATTTTACCAACAATCAATTAAACCTAATATTTCTGAAACAACAAAAGATACAGAATTAGAAGATGCAGGAAAAAGACAAGCTTTAATAAATGCAAAGTTAGAAGCACAACGAAAACGACAATTACTTAAAAAAGGAGCAAAAGAAGCTACCGAAGGAGAAACAACTATTGAGATTACTACAACAGAAGAGGGAAATACTATAAGTAGAGAAATAACCGCTAGTGGGCAACCTGTTTCTACCGAAATATTAGGAGAAACTATGTTTACTATAAAAGGAGGTTTCTCAGTTGATGAAGTAGAGGGTGATAAAGACACGAGAACAACTTATACTAACTTTGCTAGGGGTAAAGATGGAATTGTAGCAATTGGTACAAAAACAACAAAAACACCTGTTTTAGATGAAGATGGCAAGCAAGTTATCGATGATGATGGAGTTGTTCAACTTAGAGAAGAAACAATTAGTATTGTTGAAAAAGATAAAACTAAATTAGGAAATATCGCAACAAGAATAACTAATAAAGAAGGTGAAACATTTAAAAATCTAACTGAATTAAATGCAGAGTTAATAAATTTAGAAGGAGAGCTAACAAAAACTACAACGGTATCTGCAAAAACATTTACTGAAGGGCAAGAAAAATCGATACAGGATAATATGGATGCTAATCCAGACTATTCAAGAGAAGAAATAATCAAAGCATTAGGTTTTTAAATTATGGGAAAGCAACAAAAAAGACCACCGTTAAAATTAGTTGGAGAAGAAAGACCTCCACTTAATTTGATAGGCGTAAAAAAAAAAGTTGGATTAGAACAGGAAGATACCACATTACCTTTGGAAGTATCTCAATCGGATACATCAATACCTCAATTGGTTGGGTCTTTGGAATCTCAAACATCGACTCCAGAAATACCTATTAAAGAACCTGAACCTGAATCTAAAGAAGATGGATTTGGTTCTGAATTATTTAGAAGCCTACAAAAAGGGTCAGCTAGATTAGGAAGAGATATTGCATCAATTCCAGAACTAGTATTTGATGTATTCGCTGCCCCACAAAATTTCATAGCTGAACAATTTGGAATAGAAAATTTAGCTACTAATTCCGAAAGACTAAAAACTGATTTAAATATAAAAAACTCCATAAAAGATTATTACGCAGGTGATATAGAAAGATTAAACAAATTATCTGAAGAACTTGACAGAAAATATATTGGTGGTATTACTGATAACTTTAAAGCAGGTAATATTGGTGATGGATTTAGAATACTTGGTAATAGTTTAGCTGAATCATTACCTTCTACATTATCAATCGCATTTGGAGGTGCAGCTACAAAAGCACCTCAATTATTAGGAGCTGTTACAGCTACATTTGCAGCAGGTAAAAACGCAGAATTAAAATCAAATCCAGATATAACAAATAATATAAGAGTTTTAAACGCACTTGGAACTGGATTAGCAGAAGGTGTTTTCTCAACAATTGGAACAGGTAGAATTGGTGTTGCTGCAAAAGAATTAATAGCGAAAGAAGGAGTTGAACAAGGTGCTAAGATTTTAAAGAAAAACTTAATTGATATTTATACAGAACTACTTAAAAAGTATCCTATACCAACAGCAATGCTTGGTGAAGGTCTGGAAGAATCTACAACTCAAATTACTCAAAATGCCATTGATAAATATACAGGCGTAAGTCCTGATATTAATTTAATGCAGGGTGTATCAGATGCTTTTATTTTAGGTGTTGGTTCTGGTGGAGCATTTGGTACTGCATTAGAAGGAATAAAAAAAATATCAAAAGAAAAAACAACAAAAGAAGATGTTGAAGTTGTTGAAAGTTCAATTGAAAAAAGAAATGTTTTAGAAGAGGAACTTAATCAGCAAATTAAAGAAGGTGAAATACCAAATCAATTAGCTTCTGAAACAATTGCTAATTTTGATGAGATCAGAAAGCAATTACAAGCAATTCCAAAAGATTATACTTCTGATGAAAAGGCAATTGCCATTGATTTATTAAAAGAGAGAGCAATTATTGAAAGTGAAATGGAAGGACTTGACGAGAGCCTTTTAGGTATTAGAATATCGCAAATTGCAGAAATAAATGAAGAACTTAGAAATATTAAAAAACCACAAGTAGAATCTACTGTATTGGAACAAACAACTGAATTTGCAAATGAATTAGGTACTCCTGAAGATATTTCAGATACAGTTGCAGGAGCTACTAGCGTAAAAGTTGGTGATACAGAGATAATACTAAAGTCAGAAGGTGATAATATTGTTTTAGAGAGTATTCGTACCGATGAAGATAAAAAAGGTCAAGGAAGCGCTAGAAATGCCTTAGATAAAATAACAGAAGTTGCAGATGCCCAAGTTAAAACTATCGAATTAAAAGTTGTTCCAGAAACAGATTCCACAACGGAAGAAGGATTAATAAGTCTTTATGAGAGTGTTGGATTTGTAAAAGACGGAAATAAAATGGTTCGTGAACCAAAAACAGAAGATACATTTTCTAATATTGATAAAGTTATAGATGAAACAACTACTGAAACTACCCAAGAAACAGAAGTCGATGAAGTTCTTTCTGAACAAAATAAAAAAGCTCAAGAGCAAAAAGAAACAACCGAAGTAACAAAAGTTGCTAAAGATGTTAGATCATTATACAATATACACAGAGATTTATTCGAGTTAGACAGAGTTAAATCTTTCGCAAGTGCAACAGTAACCGATAGGATTATTACCACTATGGCAAAAAGGCAAGGTATTAGTAAAGCAGAAATGTATGCTAAAATTGATTTTAAAAAAGGAGATTCCAATACAATTGACAAACTAAATAAAAAAGGAAAAGCTTTATTCCAAATAGTAGGTGAAAATGCTTTATTAAAGGAGCAGTATAAAAATAACCTGCAATTAGCGAAAGAACTAGATGGAGAAGGAAAAACATCTGAAGAAATTTGGTTCAGTACAGGTTGGGAAAAAGGTACTGATGGTAAATGGAAAACTGAAATTGATGATTCTAAAATGGAATTAGATGGTGATCTTATAAATTTACGACAATATAACCTTAGTGAAGCTATAAAATATGATGCTTTATTTGAAGCATATCCTGAATTAAAAGATATTAAAATTTCTTTTTCGCACAGATTAGGGAATCTGTTAGGTGTTTATATGCATGACAGAAATCGAATTGTTATTAACAGTGAATTAAGCGTGAAAGAAACACGATCTACATTACTGCATGAAATACAACATGCCGTACAGAAGAAAGAGGGTTTCGCTGCGGGTGGATCAGCCGTTATAGCATCTAACTACTTAAATCAAAAAATACGTGCTATATCACTATCTAAAAATTTACCAACAGGACTTATTAGAGTAGCTAAGAAACTAAATAAAAAAATGTTTGAAGGTGTTGATATAAACGCTACAAAACAAGAATTTACAAAAGAAGTAGAAAAAGCGAAAGGTCAATTAAGTAAAGAAGAATTTGAACTATATAGTAGTATCGCAGGTGAAGTAGAGGCAACAAACGTAGAGACACGTATGGATTTGACAGCCGAACAAAGAAGGACAACACCACTATCTCAAACAGAAGATATAGCAAGAGAAGAGCAGATAGTGTTATTCCAAAAATCACAAGGAGCGATGTTAGTAGAGGACGGTAAATTTATTATTTACGCACTAACAAATCCAAATGTATCTACACCTCTTCACGAGATGGCACATGTTTATGAACATTTTTTAACTAGTCAGGAACGTAGTGATATTTTAAAATTTACAGGCAAAAAACAATGGAACAGAGAAACTAGTGAAGAATTTTCAAAAGGTTTTGAGAAATATTTAGCAGATGGGAAAGCACCTACAAAATCACTACAAAAAATATTCGATAAGTTTAAAGAATGGCTTATTGAAATATATAATGGAGTAACAGATAGTGATATTGATGTTAAATTATCACCTAAAATGCAGAATATTTATACTGAAATGTTAAATGTAGAGACTAAAACACAAGATAAAAGAAAGACTACTACTGATGAAACAACATTAAAGCCAAATGTTTTTGAAACTGATAAAAATAATTATACAGTTACGGTTAAGGATGGTAAATTAGATATTGTACCTGAATTTGGAAAGGCAAAACCTAGTAAATCTGAAATTAAAAAGGTTACAGAACAGTATTTAGATAAAAATGATTTCACTATTGGTAAAACTGCCAACGTAGAGGATAAACCAAATATATCTCCAGAACAACTTAGAGAACTTGTAGCTGCGGAAAGTGAGAATGCACAAGAAATAGCAATAGAAGTTCTAAATTCAAAAGGTAGCGACAGTCAAATTAATATAAACGAAACAAAAGAAGGTTCTATTGCAGAAGCTTTAAAAGGAGTTCAGGTTAACAAAGAAAGTTTTGCTAATACTGATGATGTAAATAATATTTCTAGTGTAAACCAATATTATTTTAATTCAAGGAATAAATCTTTAAAAGGTAATGATGGTAATATTGATCGTATTCGTGAAAGAGCGCAGCAAAATACGTCAGAAGAAGTTACATTAAAAGATGTTACTGATTTCATTAAAGAGAATTCAAGTCCTACACAATTCTTAAAGCAAAAAGTTTCAGCTCCTACAACAGATTTAGAAATAAGATTTGAAGAAGTTACAGGATTAAAACCTACTCCAGAGAATGTTAGTAAAGTTTCAGGAATTCAAGTTACAGGAACAGAAATAACAGAAGAAGGAGATGTTCCATTCCAAGTTGAAAGTACACAGGTAAAAATTAAAGGAACTGCACTAACTAATTTAGTTGACAGGCTTAAAAAAACAGGTCTTAGCAGCGATGTTATTATTTTATCAGACAATCAGTTTAAAAATAAATTAGAAAGTCTTGGAAGAGATGTAATTGAAACACCTCTTGGATTTATTAGCGATAATACAGTTTATTTAAATAGAGATACCGTAAAAAAAGATACTCCTATTCACGAATTTGGGCATTTATGGAATAATTACGCCAAAGAAAACTTCAATGATGTTTTCAATAAAGGTATTGATTTAATAAAAGATAGTGAATACTTTGAAAATATTTCAGATAATCCTAACTATGAGAATCTTACTGAAAATGAAAAACTAGAAGAAGCATTATCACAAGCTATTGGCGAGAAAGGTGTTAAAATATTAAATGAAAGTGCCAGAGCAAAATTTAATGCATGGTTTAAAAATCTATTTACAAGAATTGCTAAAGGTCTTGGAATAACAACACTCAAAGGGAAACAACTTTCAGATATTACATTAGATAAGTTCACAGATTTAGTTAGTGCTGAATTATTAAGTGGAAAAAAAATAACTACTGAGGTAAAACAAAAATCAGAGCCTAAAACCAGAGTTAAAGAGGCTGATGTAACAAATATTGATTTAGTTGTAAAAGAACAGGAAGCCATTAAAAAAACAAAGGATACATTAACTCAAAAATTTAACGACAAAAAAGCAGAAGTTAAAGATATAAAGAAATCGTTAGTAAAATATATCAATTCAAATATCGATTCTAAAAGATTTAATGAGCAGAGAAAAGGAGAGTTAGGAAAATTATTGACACTCGTTAAAAATACTGAATCTAAAAAAGCATTGCAAAAAGCATTTAATAATGTAAATAAAATTGTTCAGGATATTGACAATAGAATTATCAAAAAAAGAATTGATAAAATCCTAGACAGTAAACTTTCAAAAAAACAAAGTGGTAGAGTAAAAGCAAATATCACTACGGAACAGGCTGAAATCATATTGAAATCTGTAAAAGAAAATGTTGTTCTTCCAAAAACAAATGACCAAAAACCTGCTCAAAGAGTAGAAGAAAAACTTTTTGAGTTATATGATAAAAGAGATGCTTTACATGCCAAAGAAGAACTTACTGAAGAAGATTTTAAAGAGCTAGAAATATTAGATATTTCAATAAATTATTTAAATGGAGTTAATTCAGATGATGCAAATAACCGAAATATATTTTTAGGTAATGCTTTACAGCAAATTGAGTCAATTTTTGAAGATGGAAGAAGTGATCTAAAGGAACAGATACAAGCTAGAAACGAAAAAGATCAGGCATTTACGGATGCTTGGATTGAGGATATCGACCCAGAAGGTACAGAATCAAGATTATCTGTAAAAGAGTTAGAAAATAAAGAAAAAATAGTTGGTAATTTAGCTACACGAATATTAAATAAAGGGTACTTCTTATTTTTTCAAGGACAGGCAACAGGTAGTTTTGGAAGTTTAACTTCATTAATTTCTAATAAAGGTGGTGAAACAAGAGAATCCAGTTTTGGAGTTCAAATTGACAGCAATCTAAAAAAAGATGAAACTGCTAAGAAAACCAGAATTAAAAAGTTCACTAAATTATTTGATGATACGGTTAAAGATGTTTTTGAAGATAGTTCTAAAGCAAACAGAATAATGAATAAAAGGGTCGATGTAGAACTTTTAAGAAATTATGAAAATGATGATCCAAATACACCTAAATACCCTGTTAAAGTTCCATTCACTTATTCTGAATTACTAAATGTATTGCAGATAGCTAAAAACGAATCTCAACTTGGAGGTTTAGAAGCTAATGGATTTACAAAAGAAGTAATCGATAAAATTGAAAAACAACTCCCATCTAAATTAAAAGAATTTGGAGATAAATTGTTCGATTTATATAATGAAGCGTACATTGATGCTAATAAAGTGTATGAAAATATGTATTTCCATTCTTTAGGTAAACCTGATTTTTACGCAGGTAAAGTTTATCGAGAAGGTGTAGATACAAAAGTAGAGGATCAATTATTTAAAGAAGGTGTTACCAAAAATACAGGATACGGAAGCCAGAAGGAAAGAGTAAACAATAATAAAAAAATTGTTCCAAAAGATGTAAGATTTTTATATCAAAGACATATTTCAGAGAGTTCCCATTTTGTTGCATTCGCAGAATCTCATAGACAGTTAAATAAATCTTTAAAAAGTGATGATTTATTAAAATCTATTTTAGTTACAAATCCAAAAAACGGTACTAGAATTATAAATGAACTTGATTATTATAAGGTTAGAGATTTAGAAAAAGCTGATTTTGCAAATTATTGGCTACTTGACTTTTTTACCAGAAATATAGCAAAAGCAACATTATCTTTAAAAGGTAAGATTGGTTTAACTCAAACGATTTCTATTGTAAACGGTTCTTTAGATATGCCAACAAACATAAAATTTAAAGATTTTATAGCGTATTACGAACCTGCAAGAGTAATTAAAACAATGATTAAATTACTTAAAGAATCTGATTACCTAAAAAACAGGTATGATGTTGGAGGTATTGAAAGTGCAATGTTTGCATTATCAAATGAGGCAGATCAAAATTCATTAGAGTTTTCAAATGAAAGTCTTGAAAGTAAAAGAAAAAAAGTAGCTAGAATCTATAAAAAAGTAACTGATCTCGCTATGATTAATGTTAAAATTGGTGATGCTATTGGTGTTATGGGTTCAATTCCTATGTATAATGCTTGGATAGATACATTTATCAAACGTGGAGATTCAAGACCTGTTGCAGAAAAAAAGGCATTAGATTTATTTGAGTCATCAGTTGACCGATCACAACAAACAATAAGTACATTTGGTAAAAGTAGATGGCAAAAAGACCCAATAATTAGGTATTTCATGATGTTTACCTCTTCTCCTGTTCAGGCACAACAAAATGCAAATTATTACAGGAGACAATTATATAAAGATGTTTTCACTCAAAAAGCGTTTAGAGGTTCAAGAGGAAGAAATATTCTAGGTTTCTTAAACTATCAGTTCGCACAACCATACTTGTATTACTATATTTCTGCTTTAATGGCAGGTAGTGTATTGCCAGTTTTAGGGATTGGAGATGAAGAGCCAGATGATACAGATAAAGACCTTACAAGAGCTTTAATTTTAGGAAATGCACAATCAATACCAATTCTAGGAAATGCAATGACTTATGGTGTGGATATGCTATTACTGGACAAAGATCATTCTTATGGAGGATTAATGTCAAGTCCTATTCTGGAAAAAATAATGAATATTGAAACATTTATAGACCGTTCTGTAAAAGCAAAATCAGAAGCAACAAGAACCAAAAACTTAAATAAAGCTCTAAAAGAATTTAGCAATGTACTTGTGGCAATGCCTAATTTTGCAATTGATTTTTATAATGATTTTAATGACGTATATTGGAACAGTGAAATAGATGCAGATATTAAAATACCAAAAGCTTTAGGTTATTCTGATTTTGTAATTAAAAAAGCAAGAACAAAAAGAATGTCAAGAAAAGAAGTTGAGGCTAGAATTAAAAAAGCCAAAAAGAAATATGATGATTCTGTTGATAAATTAAACAAAACTGAAACTGAAAGACAAAGACAAAAAAGAATAAATAAAATATTTGGAGAAGAAGATAATCGTTAAAAAATAGAAATAATGGATACGGATTACAAAAAAAGATTAAAACGACACATCAAAGCGTTGGATACCGCTTATGAAAATATAATAACAATTTTAGAAGAGGATGTTAAAAAGGAGTCTAAAAAAGAGGGGGAAGATGAAAAAATAGCTCTAAAAGATGATAAAATTAAGACCTATGCAGATGGGTTGGAGAAGGCTGCTAAAACAGCAAATTACCTTTTAACTGAAATTAAAACTAAACAAGAAGAGCTAGATTTATTGAATAAACCTAAAAAAAATTCTAAACAAGTAGAAGATGAAGAAGTTATCGAAACTACTCAAGATCATCAATTAGAAAAACACTTAGAATAATGGAAAATAGAGATCGTAGCTACAGGGGAGATATTGCCGAAAAACTAAATATTTTTGATCTAGTTCCAAAAGTTATTTACAACAAAAGAAACGCTGATAAAAGTTGGAAGTATAAAAAATATCCAGATATTGACCCTAATTTTATTTGCGTATCAAAAGACGGTACAATTGGAAATATTTATAAAGTTGGAGAGCTTATTATAGCAGTTCCATCTCAAGAAGGAAAAGAAATTTTAAATATAGATACTCCTTCAAATGAAGCTAAATGGAAAAGAACACCAATACCAGAAGGTTTTCTAAAACTTGAAGAAAATTACAGAAAAGACATTGGAGAATCTGCAAACCATAAAAAAAGAGATGTACGACAAAAATACAAAACAGACCGTAAAAATCTTATTTCAAAACATATCAAATTTATAGATAATGAATTCGATAAAAGAAAACACGGTTTATTTATAAAAATTGATGAAGAAATTCTATACTTAACTGGAAGTGCGTATATGTTTTTAAACTACTACTATCTTACCGATAGTGATATGTATCCATTATTCAGAACAACATCATTATACACTTGGCTACATTGGGAGGCAGTAAAAGCCGATAAAGATGTTTTTGGTGAGCTAAGATTTAAAAGTAGGCGTGTTGCTTGGACTTCTGAAGCTGCTAGTGAAGCTCTAAACACAGTAACTATTTTAAAATACGCTAATATTCCAGTAGTTTCAGAACGTAAAGAATTAGCCGAAGAATTATTCCAATCAAAAATAATTGACTCTTTTAAATATTACCCTACTTATTTCAAACCAATAATAAGTGACCCTAATACTTTAGAAAAAAAGAAGCTTGAATTAACGCATAATACGGCTCAAAAAGAAACTGCAAGGATAAAACTATACCCAACAAAAGTAACAGCCTATGATAGTACTAGGGTTAAGTCATTCGCTATTAACGATGAGGTTTTTAAACTTGAAGATGTAGATTTCACAGCATTTAGATCAAGGCATAAAAGATGTTATAATAAAAGTAAAAATTTACACCCTAAAGGAAAGTTTGGTTCAACTGTTGGAGATAAAAATATAAACACAGAAACAGCAAGATACGAATGGGAAAATGCAAATCCTTTAAAAAGAGATTTAACAGGAAATACAAATACAGGTCTAATCGCATTATTTGTAGATAATTGCTATACTGATGCTGAAAATGGGATGTTTGACGGATGGGGTTATCCAATTATTAACAACCCACAAAAACCAATTCTAAATGAAATTGGAGATATTGTTGAATTTGGTTCTATTACATTATGGAAAATGGAAGAGGATAAAATGAAAAAAATGAAAAAAAGCGATTTAAATTCATTTTATAGAAACAGTCCAAGATTAATTGAACACGCTCTAAGAAATGAAGGAGGGATAAATAATGATTTCGATGCAGATAATTTAAATAATCACGTTGACCATTTAAATTCAATTCACGAATTAGATTGGACTGATATAATTTATAGAGGTAATTTAGCTTGGACAGGTGAGCCTTATAAATCTGATGTGGAGTGGAAGCCAAACACTAAAGGTAAAATATTCACAACTTGGCTACCACCTAAAGAACTCCAAAATAAATCATCAATTAGAGAGTTTCATGGTAAACAATTAAAAATGCCTGATAATAATCATATAGCCTGTTTAGGAGTAGATAGTTATGATTTAGTTGGTAAAGCTGCTAGTGGAAAGGGTTCTGACGGTGCTTTTACAGGATACTCTAAAATGAGTATGACAGGATGCCCTAGTCACTCATTCTTTTTAAAATATAAAGATCGCCCAGACAAAAGAGATGATTTTTATGATGATGTCATAATGACTTGTCAATACTTTGGTATTTTCGCCTTAATTGAAAGTAACAAAGGTCGTATTTTAGAGTATATGTACGATAAAGGATTTACAGGATATGCTATGAGAAGGCAAGATAAAAAATGGAGAGATTTATCAGATGCAGAAAGATTATATGGTGGAATGCCAACATCAAAAGAGGTTATTGCTGACCAAGCTAGTTTATTGAAGGATTACATCATGGATAATGTTGGTCAAAATTTAGATAATGAATGTAAAGTATATTTCAAAGACTTAATTACAGAGTGGATTGCATTTAAAGTTGATAAAAGAACTGAATTTGATTTAGCTGTTGCTAGTGGATTTGCTATTATGGGAAGTCAGTACAAAGTTAAGATGAGAAAAGTTCCACCCATAAACCCAGAAGGTGGATTAACGTTATCTTCATTCGGAGCTTAACATTACTTTTAACCAATAAAAAATATATATTAAAAACTATATTTGTAAATATAACAACAATTATGAGTGATTTAACACCTACATTTCCAGATGATTTTGCCAGTAATGCGGAAAAAAGCAGCTTGGAATACGGAAGAAAAATTGGTGAAGCTATTGATGTTCAATGGTTTAACAATCAGCTATCAAATAGAAGAATTTGGATAGATGAAATGAGAAGTTATTCAAGAGGTGAACAAGATACTTACCAATATAAGAAAACAATTGAAGGTGAAAAGAAGAATCGAGAAAACAGTAATGCAGGAATTCGCACACATAAAATTGATTATGTTACATTAAAAATATTACCTTCTTTTAAAGATATTGTCATAAACCCAATTGATGAGGAATTATTTAAACCAAGAGCTGAAGCAATTGATATTTCTGCTGTTAATAAAAAAAAGGATTTCTTTAAGAAATTAGATAAACAATTTTTCACAAAAGAATTCTCAGACATAATTAATGAAGGTGTAGGTATTAATTTAAACCCTGCTAATGCACCAAAGAACGAAAAAGATTTAAATAAAAAAAAGATAGAGTACAAACCTAAAATAGAAATTGCTCAAGAATTAGCTATTGAGAATGTTTTAAAGTTAGAAAATTTTGAATCTGTAAAAGATAAAATAAATGAAGATTTATTTGATTTAGGTTTCGGAGTTGGGAGACACTACACAGATTATAATGAGGGTATCAAAATAAAATATGTTGATCCTTACAATTATATTCACAATACTTTCCAAACAGATGACGGTAGAGATATTCGTTATCATGGTATTGTTGAAAAAGATACTATTTCAGGGTTAATAAAATTAGTTGGAGGAATCAGTAAAGAAAATAAAGATGCTTTAAAAAATGGAGCTGTTGGAGTTTATGAAGGTACTGATGCTTATATTGATGAAGAAGATGGAAGTAGAATGATTGAATATATTAATTTTTCATATTTAATTGGTGAAGAAAAAATATTTAAGAAATTAAGAAAAAATAAATCAACTAAATTAGTTGATAGATCGAAAGACGGTTATAATCCTGCAAATCCAAATAAAAAATTCACTATTCCTTATCAAGTATGGTATGAAGGTGTTTATGTTCCTTCTGCTAAGATAATTCTACAATGGAGAAAGATACCAAATCAAGTTGAAAAAGAAGTAAATAAGCCGATTTCTCCATTTATTATTTATGCTCCAAAAGTTAAAAGATTATCTGAAAAAGGTAGCGTAAGATTTGATAGTTTAGTTAATAGAGCAAAGCCTATAATTGATGATATTCATAGAGATTGGTTCAAGTTCCAACAATTAAAAATGGAGCTAAGACCGAATACTACGGAAATAGATGTTGATGCTATTAATGATATAACTTTAAATGGAACTCCTGTTGCTGCACAAGATGTTTTAGATTTATTTTTTGGAAGAAGTTTATTATTAAAAAGAGGATTAAATGATGATGGAGAAGTATTACCAAGAGCAATTCAAGAAAATGCAGGAGGTATAAATAATACAGCACTTACTTTTTTATCAGGTGAGTTTGCAAATAACCTTAATAGGTTAAGACAATTATTAGGAATTAATGAAATTCGTGATGGTGCTGCAAAACCAAATAGTAAAACTGCTGTTACAGTTCAAAAACTGCTTTTAGCAAGTTCCAATAATCAAACTAGTCATATTGTTAGAGCGAGTTTCCAAATATCACTAAAATTTGCTGAAAGTATTTCTTATAGATTGTACGATGTACTCACAACACCTGCATTAAAAAATAGATATTTAAGTATTATTGGAAGTAATAATGTTGAATTGTTAGATGAAATAAAAGAATTGCCAATGCATAAATTTGGTATTTATTTCGACTTCAAGCCAGATAATGAAGAAAGACTTGCTTTTGAGAATTCATTATTAAACTCTTACAATAAAGAAGAAATTGATGTTGCCCAATATAATATAGCCAGACAAATTAGAAATGCAAAAAGTGCTATAAAATATTTAGAAATAATTATTGAAGATAATGCTAAAATAGAGCAAGAACAAAAAATTCAAAATATTGAAGCACAAGCGAGAGCTAATGCACAACAAAGCGTTTTAACAGAGCAGACCAAACAACAAACGATAACTGTTCAATGGGATGTTAAACAGCAAGAAATGTTACTGAAATCTCAAATTGATGAAAGGGCATCTAAACAAGAGGCATTGACAGATGATTTATTAGCTCAAAGACAACATGAAAGAGATATTGAATTAGAATTTATTAAATCTGGAACAAAAAAAGAAATTGAAGCAGGAAAAGAAATAGCCAGAAAAGATAGGATAGACCAGACAAGCACAAATACTTCTGCAATAGCAGACCAAAAATTGAACAAGAAGCAACCTATAGATTTTGAGAACAAATTATCAGGTATATTTGAGAATAACGCATTACCAATAAATCAATAAATTCTAAGTTATATTGATTAATTTTAACACCGAAAAAAGATATTATTATGGCTAAAATAAGCAATAAAGATAAGTACCCACTTAGTAATAATCCAAGTTTAAGTGATTTCATAGTAGGGACAGTGTTTGGTACAAATAAGACAAAGAATTTTAATCTACAGGCATTATTAAGCTTATTAAATGCTTCTAATGGGTTTAGTAATGTTCAGTATAAATTTTCTTTAGATGAAACAATACACGAAGATGAGACAGGGTTTTTAACTACAAATGGCTCTCAAGTCTCACCATCTACTATAAATTTACTTAGATTTAGTACTTTAGATTTAAATGAGGTGGATTTGACAGACTTGTTAACAATCTTTAATAGTAATAGAACTAGTGTATTAATAAAACTTTTTGACCCTTCTGATCCTAATTTAATAATTATATTTAAGGTTACTGGGATAGATTTAAGTAATTTAGATTATATTGATTTAAGTGTATCTGCATATAAATCTATGAGTAATGGTGATTTTGTAGATGAGAAAATATATGGGTTTGAATACTTTATTTTTGAAAATACAGGAGCTAGTAGTATAGATGCTAGGTATGACGATATACCAGATTTATTAGCTAACCAAGGTAGTCAAGCAGATTTCAACTTATACTATGTCGAGGATGCATCATTAGACCCAACTGTAACTTCTGGATTTGCTTACTATGAATATTTAGGTACTACATTAGGTACTTTAGCTGATTATCGTAAACTTTCTGAGGAAGAGGTTGCAGAGGAAGTGAGTGTTACTAATACTAGTCAACTTATTAATGATGGGGAGGATACAGTTAATCCGTTTTATAGTCTAGTTAATTCTAATAAAGATGATGTTAATTGGACAACAGATGACCTACGTGTTTTTGGTAAATTTAATACTGGACTTGCGATTGGTACTGGGATACAGATGTCTTCTGGAGTAATAGAAGCAATTAACAATAATACATTAATACCTCAACCATTATCATTATCAGGCATTGGGGTTGCACTATATCATAATACTACTAATACGAGCGCAGATAAAAAATTAGAAACTAAAATTACAGGTATTGATATTTTTCAAAATTTAGATGTTGACGGAGAAATTACAGCTGCATTAGGGCAAACTGTTTTTCACTCAGGAAATGCGAATAAATCAAGTGTTAACTGGGTTGCTGATGAATTATTAATAGCATCTGGTTTGACAGGTAGTAATTTAGCACTTCCAAATGATAATAATATAATCACATTATTAACTAACGAAATAGTATTAGGTAATTTATTGACTAATACATCAATTAAAGGATTGTCTTTTACTTATGAAGATGGGTCAGGAATTAATACAATTTTCCATGCAGGAAACTCTAATAAATCAGATGTTAATTGGGCTGCTGATATTTTGTCAGCAAATAACGTAACAAGTGAAAATCAAGCAACATTAAATTCTCATTTAGTAAGATTAGATCAAATGAATTCTGCCATAGGAGGATTATCTTGGCAACATTCAATTATTAGTCAATTAAACTTTACAACATCTGAACCTGTTTCTCCTAGTGATGGAGACAGATATATAAATAATACAACAGGTTTAGGTTCAGTAAGTACAAGTATTACATTTACAATTAATAGAATTTATGAATGGAGTTCTCAGGGTGCAGGGTCTTGGCTTGAATTTATACCTCAAGAAGGATGGACTTTATGGGATGAGTCATTAGATACCAATTATACCTTTAATGGTACTGATTGGGTTGAATTTGGTTCAACTGTATCACATAATAATACTTTAGGATTACAAGGAGGAACTGCAAGTGAATATTATCACTTGACGGCAGCTCAATATGCAGCTAACGCTTATACCAATGTTAATAACAACTTTAGTACAGACCAAACAATAACAGGAGACTTAACAATTAATAGTGGAATTTTAAATGGAGTAGGTGCTTTTTTTTCAGCTACTTTAGCAGCATTAAATTTAACAGCATCCACTTCTATTTCATCTTCAGGAACTATATCAGCAACATTAGGAATAACAGCCAACGGAGGATCACAGGTTTGGGATGCTAGTAATTTGAACGGGGCAGCCTTTGATTTTGCAGCTAAGGATGTTGTGGCAAACGGAAATATAAACATAAGCAATGCATCGTTTAAAAAACTAATACTAGATAGAGATACCGCAACAGGCTCACATACTATTGAGTTTATGAACAACTCAATTAACTCATGGCAGATATTAGGGGATGAAACTAGTTTTTTTATACGTAACCTTATAAGTGGAGGAGTTAATTTAATACCTTTTAGTTTAGATTTTTCAACAGGAGACGCAACATTCTCAGGAGAAGTAAACACCCCGAAAATAGGGATAGGAGTAGGGGCGTTTTCTAATCAGATAAACGCAACGGGAGATACTAATTTACTGTTTAACTCAAACGGAGGTGAATTATTTTTCAATAATGATGTGGCAGATGATTTACAATTTAATGGGGGTGGCGGTAACGCTATATTTTCAGGAGAAGTAAGAGCAATGAATTTAGCTTTAGGACAAATTAGTAGCGAAATAAACACTCATGACTCAGCACTGCATATAAACGTAAGAAATGCAGACGGCTCTAGTACTGATTTTAGAGACTTCTCCATAAGAGATGGGAAGTTTAATGATGTCATGAGGATAACAGGATCAGATAAGGCTACTGTTTTTTCTGGAAAGGTGACCTCACAAAACTTAAACCTAACAACACTGCCTGTTTTCGCAGATGATACAGCAGCAGCGAGTTTAAGCCAAGGCGATATTTACAGAACTGTAACAGGTGAATTAAGAATTAAATTATAATGAAAATAAACAACCCATATACAAGACAATTAATATACGGCTTAATATTCTTAGGTATGTATATTATTGCTCCTTTGTTTTTCAGTTACACGGTCAAAGGTCGTGCAAATGTTAGACTTAGAAAAGATAGATCAAAATGGCATAAATTCCTTTGGTTATTTTTGAATGACACTAAAAAATCAAGTAATGAAGATATTGATTATGGAGACTACGGAAGATTCTCACATAATTGGATTGGCGCAATTAAGCAGAATCTATTCAGAAATTCTCATTGGAACTTTAAAATAAATTACCTACTACCAAATAAAGGTACACCAACAAACGTAAAAGGAAACATGACTTTATGTAACTTGACCAAGTATGGCAAACAATCAGCCACCTATAATATCAACGGAGAAGAATACTTTAGGGCATCTTACACAGGAGATATAGTAGGGTGTAGGGTAAACTACCAGATAGGTGCAACAACTAACAGGTATTTATATAAGGTAAGGTTATCAAGGGATATAAAAAAGAATAAATAGTAGTATAAAAATAATAAACTTTAAATAAATAAATCATGAATACAGGTAAAAAAACAAATTTAGTAGGGTACTTTGCATTAGTAATAATATTAATATCATTAGTAGCTATGTTCTTTGAAAAGATTACAGGAACAGAGTTTGTATCTATAATGGGTGGTGTTGGTACTTTTACTGGAGTGATGATTTCATTCCTTACAAAAACACATAGTTACGAAAAAAAAGATTAACTTAAACCAAATTAATACTTCATAAAAACCCTCACAATGAAAAAATCTAATACGTGTGCAATTCACGATAAAGAAATTAGTGATATTAAAATTGAATTCAGTGAGTTTAAAACTGAATTCGGTGGATTTAAAGTTACTGTGTCAAAAAAGTTAGATGAATTAATGATATTGGTTAATAAACCTATTTTTAAAGATAGCCAAGTAGCAGGAATTGTTATAATGGCAGTTGTTTATACTATTATGGTTATGATGTATCTAACACCTACAAGTGCAAAAGCAGATGCTAATGAAAAAGATAATTTAAGGCAAGATAAAGAAATTATCAAACAAGAAAAAAAAAGTGCCGAAATAATAACATTGCTTTTAGATATTAAAGAAATTGTTGATAAAAATGAAGGAGCAAAAGAAGCTGAAGCTAAAATTAAACAATAATGACTAACGTAAAAAATTACACAGACAAGCAATTAATTGACAGGATGAAATCTTTAGATAGTTTTCGTTATGTTCCTAGAACACCTCACTTAATAGTGGTAAGAAGCAATGAAGATGAGCCTAACAAATACGATGATAAGCTTTATCTCTTTATTGGAGAGAATTGCATATCTGTAATGTCTTGCACTTCTAATTCTGGAACTTACGGTTTGCGTAATTTTTTTAGATGGAATAAAAAAGGAACTGCTGTAATAAAATTTGATGAAGTTTATTATAATTCATTTCTGAAATCAGATGGAATGTCCATAAGACATCATAGAGGCAAAATGCAATGCTTACGTCAAATAGCTCCTTTAAAATATTATCGAGATAATAATAGAGACAATAAAATAAATGAATCTGGAGTAGTCTATGAAGCAAATAACAGTACAAACGTACATTGTAATTCATACACTAGTAAAAAAGGAATTAATTCTTGGTTTATTGGACGGTGGGGAACTGGTTGTACAGTAATTAATAATCTTACAAGATATTGGGATGTTTTAATGGTGAGAATTAAATACAACCAACTAATAACATATACAGGATTAAAAGAATTCTAATGAAAAATAAAATATTAATTGGCTTATTTGCTATTCTAACTATTGGTATAGTTGCTCAATACTTTATTTACAAAAATGAAGTATCTTTTTTGGAGCAGGAAAATTTAGATTTACTTGAAGAAAAGAAAACCGATCTAAAAAAAGTTAGAGATTCTGCATTCGTAAAAATAAATGAAATAACTGTTAATTCTAAAAATAGATTTGATAGTATAGCAAATATTCCACCAATAATTAAATGGTATCCTTATGAAAAACCTATTTTTATTAATCGTGATGTTGATTCCGCTTTGGACATTATCTCAAGATATAACTACAACTCAGAGAAATCGAATTGACAGCATTTTTACAGCCGAAAAGATAATTGACATATCCAAAGGTCTTTCAAACGAAAAACTGCAAGATAGCGTTATAAAAGTGCGTGACAATCAAATAAAAGAGCTTCAAGATAAAGTTGCTCTTTTAAAAAAAGAACACACTAATACTTTAATAGAAATAGCTAAACATAATAAAACTGCTGAAGAAACAACTAGTACGGTTGATGATATTTCAGACAATCAATTAAAAAAAGAAAAAAACAAATGGAAAGGATTGCATTTATATGGAGGTGTGGAAATTCCTCAATTCAAATTCAATGAGCCAAATTTCAATACAGAATTAATGTATGAGTTGGAAAGATTTGAATTTGGAGTAAAAGGAGAGTTTGGTAAACTTGATATTGAAAAAGAAACTGGATACAATTTCAATTACTATTTAAAGCTTCGATATAAGTTTTTTTAAAGTACTTTTATCGTAATTATAAAAAATAAACGCCATGTCAAAACAATTTAAAACATCGAATAATTATTTTGTAATTACAGATACAAAGACAGGAGTTGAGGAACTTAGAAATGCGAAAAATAATATTTACTATAAAATTGCAGGAAAGAATGTTCATTTCTACGAAAAATCAACAGGTAAAACGGAGTCAGTAAATATTTATAACAAAGATAATGTAGTAAATGGAAATAACGAAGATAGTACATTCACAACATTAGCAGAGTTACAGATTTTCTTAGATAAGAATACAGGATCAGAAGCTCCTTTAGATGTTGTATTACAAGATTCAGAAGCTCCTTTAATGATTGTTGAGGCATCTAAACTTATCACTGAAACTACAGTAGCTATAATAACAGCTAAAAACGACTATATAGTAAATGTAGCAGACGCTACTAGTTTTGCAACAGGGCAATATTTAACAATATACAACGAGGTAGCTAATAGGGTGTTTTTTGCGAAGGTGATATTAGTTGATGTTTTGGCTATTACAATAAACGTACCTTTAGATTTCGAGTTTGCGGTAGGTTCCTTTGTATCTATAGGAGATTTAAACATGAATTTAGACGGTAGCAGTACCCCTCAAATATTCGGAATAAGAAACCCAACTGGTGTAGATATACCACTTGCTTATGATATAACCAGAATTATATTTACATGCGAATGTAACTCGTCATTAGATTTATCCAAGTTTGGAGACATTGCAGGTGGAATAGCAAGAGGATTAATAGTACGTAAAGTAGATGGTACATATAGAAATGTATTTCATTTTAAAACAAATAGGGAATTAAAATCTAAATGTTTTGATTTTGATATTGAGACAGCCATAGGAAACGCTAAGGATGGTTTTTCAGCTCGTATAACTTTCGCAGGTCAGAATAAGATGGGCGCAGTTATAAGATTAAAAGAGGACGAGGATTTGCAGTTTCTAGTACAAGACCCTTTAGAAACTTTACATTTCTTAGGTGCAACCGTAGAGGGAAGCGAAGTGATAGATTAATATATTTAAATAGAAATATAACCAACAACATCTCCAGTAATGTAGATGTTGTTTTTTTCTACAACATATTCTTCAACATTCCTTATTGAACCATCTAATATTGATTGATAAAAATGAGAAATAACCTTAGTAGGCGTAAATATAACTTCAAGATTGTTTTCATCTATCATTGTTGGGTTTAAAACCAAATCCTTATGCTTTATATCATTTGAACAAAAAACAACACCAGAATGGTTTATTTCGCCTTTTTGTTTAACGATATAAACTATTGAGTGTTCCGTAAATTTTATGTCAATTGCAATTAATTCTATTTTCATAATTAGTCTATTCTTTTTTTTAATGATTGACAAATTTTATATAAGCCAAACATTTTAGGAGTTAAATATTTTGGAGGGTAATTATAAACCATAGCCATATTACTTATGTAATGCAGCTTGTTTGTTTTAATTAAATTTTCAGATTCTCGTTGCTCATTAAGAAATGAATTGCATTTTAGAATTTTAAATACCTCATCAATATTAAATTTATCCAGAAGAGGTTCAAATAAATACAGCCTTTTATACTTGCTTGGCTTCATACTATATATTACATTAGAGCCAATGATTTTCTTACAAAGATCGTAAGATTGAATCTTTGTATCATATATTTTATTACCGTCAATTAAAAATCCATTTTTAATCACTTGATTATCAGTATTAAATTATAAATATTAAACAAATATAAGGAATATTATTAAAAAACACTTGCATAGTAGGATAAAGTAGTATATATTTGTACCAATGAAATCACAGACAGAAAAAATCAGTATAACCATAAGTGATGTAAATCACAAAGCGATCAAGGAATACGCTAAAAAGATAGATCGTTCTAAGTCTAAAACAATAGACTTGGCTATAACTGATTTTTTAGAAAAGAATGTTCCAAATTACAAATACAAGCAAATTTTAAAAGACTCAAAATGAAAGCACCCAAGGTAATTAGAAAACACGTTTCAATTCAGGCTTCTGAAATGACGGAAAAAAGAGTAATGTCTAGGTATAAAAAATGGCAATTAATTATAGCTAAATGGATAGGTGTTGAAGTAGCTGATAATTATCAGTATCTTTTCAGAGTTGATTACAAAGGGAATGTAAGGTTGAGGTCTAATGACATTATTTGTAACGAACAAGGTGTTATATTTCTAGTTCTAAAAGAAAATAATAGATTAGCTATGCTAGTATCTAAAGATGCCTCAAAAGATGTTCCTAAAATGTACGGTAAATTAACTATTTTAAGTAAATTAGAAGATGAAAATAAAAAATAGAAATAAATTTTAAAAAAGCTATAATATGGAAATTACAGGAACTATAAAATTAATAAATGAAACTAAAACTTTTGGAGAAAGTGGTTTTAGAAAAAGAGAATTAGTAGTAACAAGCGATGAGCAATACCCTCAAATGTTAATGGTGGAATTTGTTCAGGATAAATGTGATTTACTAGATAATTATCAAGTTGGTCAAGGAGTGAAAGTTTCAATAAATTTACGTGGTCGTGAATGGATAAATCCAGAAGGAGAAGCTAAATACTTCAACTCTATTCAAGGATGGAGAATTGAAGAAACTGGAGAACAACAACCAGATCAACAAGAAGCACCTACTTCGCAACCTGTTGATGATAATGAGCCAGACGATTTGCCATTTTAAACGGTAATCTTATACAAAAACAAAAGGTAGTCGGTAATACACTTTCCGACTCTAATCGAAAAGTGGAGAGTTATACAATCTCTCATAAGTTTAATTAAAAAATAATTAATTATGAAACAGTACATTAAAAAAAGTGATGCTCAAGCAGAAGCTAAAAGAAAAGGTTTAACAGGTGTTCATAAAATGCCTAATGGTAAATGGATGGCAGGGAAAACACACCCTAAAAGCACTAAAAGCACTAAAAAACCAAAAAGAAGAGATTATTAATTACGAACCACAGTAGAGGGAGTAATGAACTTACACGTTTACAAAATATCGGAAAGATTGTATCGAATTAGAAATATTAAGAAGGATACAGTTAAAGATTGTTGGATAAAAAATGGTGAAATTCAAATACCTGCTAATATTCATAATACATTGACACCAACCGAGAGACAGGCAGTTGAAATGGAGATTTTTTAAAAGTAAATTATGGAATGGATAAGCATAAAATCAAAACTACCAGAAAACAATGCTTTTGATGATGAAGATATAGAATATTATTTTATATACACAGAGAATTTTGGAATTCAAAAGGCAATGTTTATCGATAATGAATGGTGGAGTAATTATTTATCTAAAATAATGGATAATGTAACACACTGGTTAGAAATAGAATTACCAAAAGATTAAATTATGACACCAACCGAAAAACAAGCACAATTATTAGCAGACGAATTAATGAATATTTTTATTCTAACAAAGCACGATAGTAAAGGGAATATAATAACTTTCGAATTAGCTAAAACTTGTGCCTTAATGACTTGCATTGAAATACTAAGAGCATTAAATTCTTTAAAAGGAATGGGGAAAATTCAGAAAGTGAAATTATATAAATTAGTTAAGAAAAATTTAGAAGCTAAATAAAATGAAAATAATTATAATTGACATAGACGGAACAGTATCAAAAGTTGGTGACAGGCTAAAATATTTGAAAGAGTCACCTAAAAATTGGGATGCTTTTTATAACTCTTGTTTTGAAGATGAGCCTATTCAGGAAATAATAGATTTTTTACATATCATTCAAAACGATTATAAATTTGTTTTTTGTACTGGAAGAAGAGAAAGTGTAAGGTTTGACACATCAATGTGGTTAGAAAATAATGGTCTTTTTGGAGATTTGTTAATGCGACCTGATAATGACTTTAGACACGATACAATTGTAAAGCCAGAACAATTAGAAAAAAATAACATACTCCTTGACGAAGTGGCTTTTGTATTAGAAGATAGAAACGCAATGGTTGAAAAATTCAGAGAATTAGGATTAAGAGTTCTTCAAGTAGCAGACGGTAATTTTTAAGTTATGGCTAAACCAAAAAAATGCAAAGGAACTGGACAGGCTAAAGGTTTTGGATGTAATAAACCTTTAACCTTTTCAGAGTCAAATGGAATTAAAAGTTATAATTCAAAATACGGATTATGTCCAACTTGTCAATACGAATGGGCAACTACTAATGATGCAGGAAAGGTTTGGTTTCAGAAAAGTTTAATTTCTAATAAGAAGAAAAAGGAAAAAGAAGAAAACGCAATACACAGAGAAAAGAAAAGATCTATTGATGAGACAGGAGCAATGCGATTAGCTGATATGTATTTCAGTAGATACATAAGAGTTCTTTATAGTGATGATAATGGATATTGTACTTGTTACACTTGTGGAACTGATGTTTTTTTAAAAGAATTGGATAACGGACACTATCAGAAAAGGGAGCATAAAGCAACAAGGTATCACGAAAATAATTGCAGACCACAATGCAAAACTTGTAATGGAGATACAAAGCACAATGGCAAACAGGCAGAGTTCAGAGTTCACCTATCAAACGAAATTGGAGAAGAAGAAGTATCAGAAATCGAAAGATTAGCTAATACAACTATAAAAGCAAATTCACTGTTCTTTAGAAATATAGCAGATTCATATCGAATAAAATCTAATGAACTTCAAAAAATAAAAAAAGTAAAACACTGGTAATGGATAAGTTTTACCCAAATGGAAGCATCAAAGCAAAGTTCATTCGTTATTTGAAATCTGGAGAATGTTGTTGTAACTTTGATAACGATCCAGATCACTATACAGACGGAAATAAAGTTTATAAAAAAATAGAGTTTAAATTTAATAAAAACGAATAATGGATAATACAGCAAAACAAACACCTAAAAACGAATTACACTTTGAAAAGAAAAAAGAAAAAGTAACTTTTAAGTTTCAAACTAAGTTTACGGAAAGAGAAACTGAAGACCATAATAAATGGCTATCATTTTATCCTAAAAAATGTTATTTTAGATTTCAATTAGATTCTTGGGGGTATTTTGATCCAAGACCTCAAATAAGTACTAACATTACTTCTGTATTAGTTATTTTAACTCTACTCGTAAGTTTATTCACATTGACTATTACTTTGTACCATTTAGTTTTAATTCCTTTCTTATTTTTTGGTTGGGGAGAATTATTTTTAAACTTACCATTCAATTCAGGAAAAACAGATGAATGTGAAAACCCTTCTTATGGATTTTACATGTACCACATTGACCCTGTTCCAAAAAAAGTAAATTTCCCTACTTGTTTTATTTGGCAATGGAAGAACTATAAATCATTTAATATGCCTTGGGCAAGAACTTGGATTAGAACATCTATATTACTAAAAGATAATACTTGGGCGCATGAGACAAAAGGAAATTATAAAAGCTTTTATAAAGATAAATGGAAAAAGCAACAATATATGATAGAGTATGATTTTACTGATAAGTATGATAATACTATTATACCTACAAAAGTATATGTTGAAGAAAGAGAGTGGAGACAACATTGGTTAAAATGGACTAAATTATTTGCACTTGTAAGAAAAACAATAGATGTAGATTTCTCTAAAGAAGTAGGTGGGAAAAAAGGAAGTTGGAAAGGAGGTACAGTAGGGTGCGGATATAATATGAAAAAAGGAGAGACAGCACTGGAATGTATAAAAAGGATGGAAAAAGAAAGGACTTTCAGAAGTTAGTATAAATAAAATTTAATAAAGATAAATAATGGAAACTAAAAGCAATGAAATTGTAATTAAAACCTCAAAGTTAGAGGAAATGAAAGGTAAATATTTAGCAGAAAGACTTTTAAGAACTTGGGCTGAAGATTTTGTTGATCAGGATACTTCAGAAGTAGTCTCAATAGAGCGAAATGAGATTATTTTAGAAAAAGGAACTTTATTAGAGGGCAAAGAATTAACAGAAGTTAATTTCTTTTTGCAAAGCGGTGATGTTAAATCTGTTTCTGTTAGTAATCAAGAAAGAGGTTGTAGTTTAGTATATGGTAATTCTGCTGTTTGGATGGCTAAAATAAAATTAAACGGAAAGAATAAAACTATTTATTTATATGCAAATTCCGTTCAATCTGCAACAAATATTTGTATAGATTATGTTGAGCAAAAATATGTCGGAAACTTTAAATTCATAGGCATAAAGGAAATAGATTATAGCACTCTAATATCTTTAGATATGAAAGAAGAGGATGCTTCAGAAGAAAACGATTATTATAAAACAGAAGTTGAGGTTACTTATGAAAATGATGAGCCAATCAATGAAGTTTATATAATAAATGCTTCCAATGCAGAAAAAGCTAAAACTTCAATAATTGATTTTATCACTATTAATAATGAAAAGAAAAATGAATCAACTCCTTTTTATGTAACAATTATTTCTGCAAAAACAATTCCTTGTGATGACATAATTGATGTTGATTTTTCTAAATCATATTTAATAGAATAAATAATGGAAAAAGAATATCTACATAAAAAAGTAATAAAAGTACCGTTATACAAAGGTTTATTAGTTTTAATATTTTCTAATTCAGTAGAAAAAGTAAAACAAGTTGTTAAGGATTATAATAGAAATAGTGTTTACGCTCATGCTTGGCGTTTCAATTATAAAGGAAAAGAAGGAAATGCCATAATACTCAACTTTAATAATGATGAGAAATTAACTCATGGTACTATTGCTCACGAAGCTTACCACATAGCTAATTTCATAGCGGATTCAAGAGGTTTAATACCAGATCACATTAATGATGAGCCAATAGCTTATTTGATAACTTGGATAACAAATGAGGTTTATAAATTTATGAATAAAAATAATTTCAAAATAGAAAAATAATGGCAAAAAAAACAGAGGTTACAGATTCAAAAACAAAAAAGATAAACCAATTTACAGGTGGTAAAATTGAGACTTTTACTATTCCTGATTACCCTAAAAGTTGTGGAGATGGAAAACTTCCAGATTCTTTTTTAGCGAAAGACGGTACTTATATTGGAGACTACTCAAAAGGATTATGGTATTTGAAGCATAATATGTTAGTGTGTTTTGAATATCCTTCTGGAGTTAGTATAATTTTAAAACACCCTGTAAAAGAATACCTATATCTTGACTCTTACATGACAGATGGTATTGTTGGAGGTGATGATACTGAAGCTTATTATGGGTATTCTCATAGAGGTGGTAATAAATTTAAAATTGGTGATCGTTTATTTGATCCTAGTTATGAACCAAAAGAAGAAGATTACACTAAGGAAGAGTGGGAAGGATTTAAAGCTGATAGAGAAAAATCTATTTTAAGAAATATCAAAGACGGTTTCTGTAAAAACAGAGAAGAAGCAGAAAAAGAAACCCCATTGGCTGCTGTAATAACATTCAATAAAAGAGGCTCTAAGGTTATAGAGACTTGGGATGAAGCAAAACAGGCAGCTATTAACTTATCTAAGGATTTATCATAATGTAGCGAGAAAACCTTAGTTATAACGAAACAACCCTGACTGCATTAAGCTATATTGTACAACAGTGGTTATACGTGAGAATTGTAGAATCAGGTAATATAACTAAGGTTTTTATTTACAAATTAGAGAAATTTCAAAATTATGAAAACAGCATTCACGAAAAAAAACATTGTTTATTTTATTTGTTTACTAGTGTTACACTTTGCGGTTAATTTCTGGATAAAAAATTCAATTGGTAAATTTTCAATTCTTTTTAGTATGGTAATTCCATTTCTAATCGGAATCTTTTATAAAGAGATAAGAAGTTTTATTTTCAAATTATTAAAAGTATAATAGATGAAAAATAAATTTAGACAATCAGTAGTTGGAGAATGCGCAATTGTAGTTATCGCAAATATCTTAAATGATGATAGAGTCATTGTTAAGTGTGATAGTTCAAACGGAACAACTGCAATGGTGCAAAGGCACATTTTAGAAGCTCATAGCGACTACACATTTAGAGGTGTGTATGAAGTTAAAAAACCTGTTAAAGATTACACTCCAGTATTTGAAATTGATAATGATTTTAAGGATAAAAAAGAATATAATAAGGATCATTACATATTGTATTTAGCAGGATTACAAGAGGAAGGGAAAAAAGGTCATGCAATTATGGTTATAAAAGAGAATCATAATAAAACATTGACAATACTTGATCCATTAAAAGAAAAATGCGAAAAAGTTCACCAGTTTCATTTCTTTGAAGAATATCCTTGTGTTAGCCTAGATGTTGTAATGTCAAAACAAGGAGACACAATGTTTTTTTACGAAAGTTTCATTAAACACTTAATAGATTAAATATAAACAATAACTTAAAAATAGAAAAAAATGAATGATGCAAAACAAATAGAACAAGAAGAACCAACAACATTAACTCAAGCAGTAGAATCATTAGTTGATGAGATTATGAATTCATCAGGAATACCAATTCACAAATCTCAAAATATTATTGATATAATACAGAGAGTTGATAAACGCCCAAAAGAGATTGAAGAAGTTCATGAAGATAGAAAAGCAATGGCTAAGACTCCTAATTTAATTGATTTAGTAAATATGGTTGCTAGAGAGTATAGATCAACCAGAATGAAAACTTTAGAAAACCTTTCACACATAGAGGCTCTTTTAAAATAATTTGTTTGTATATTTACAATGATATTTTGCCATCGAATTAATACTCTTTAGAAAGAAAATGATTAGTAAGAATTCTCATTTTGACACCCACTTTAGAAATAGAGTGGGTTTTTTTTATTATATTTGTTACCGTTAGGTGTAATAACCGACAAAAATTCAAAATTATTTTACGATGAGAAAAATTGTCTCAAAATTCCAATGTTTCGGTGTAGAACCTGCCGAACAGGGTTATCCAACAACAGCAAGACTTAACGCTGTTTACGCAAATTCAGATGGAACAGTTAATGAGGAAAACAAATCATTTTCAGAAGCAACACCTTCAGGAAATATTGAAATGCAAATTTCACAGAAAGTTCCTGCACACAAATTTTTTACTCCAAACCGTTATTACAAAGTAACATTTGAACTTTTACCAATGACAGAACAGGAAATTGAAAATGAAAAGGTTTATAAAATGTCACCAAAGGAACAACGTGACTACTGGGAAGAAAAAACAGGTGTAAAACAGGATTATCCATTAGATAAAAAATAAATATATAGTTACCTTATATTTACTATCTTTACACTAAGATACTTAGAGTAGAATTATATTTAATCAACATAAATAGAATAAAAATGGATAAAAACAAAAAAAAAGGAGACATAGTTCTCAGTAAAAAAGAGCAAGAGCAGATCAAAAACATGAGGGATGCAGAGAAGAAGAGACAAGATTGTATCAATGAGATACAAGATGTTCTGATTAAGTACAGTTCAGAGATCAGGGTGAACCCTAATTCTCCACTTGGAAACCCATCAGTTATGATTGTTCTAAAAGATTAATTGTTTTAATGCCTTATAAAAAGGCAAGGATGAATCAACTGAAAAACCCTCTAATCATCAGAGGGTTTTTTCATTTTAGGATTGTAAAGCTTTATAATATACATGGGATTAAGAATATAATAATCTTTGAAAGGTGTTTTTAAAAGTAATTCAAGGTCTAAAAATTTCCTTCTGGTTTTATAATAACTTCGCTCACTACATAAATCTGAATAAGTACCATATCTCAAAAACAACCCACCACTTTCAGCAGGATTTCTACCACTTTTTACTCCAGTTAAAATACGTTCCCATATTCTGTAATCAACAATACCAAATTCCTGTTGCTTAATATCAGTTAATAGTATCGAATGTTTGAAATATCCACGTAGGCTTTTATAATACGAGAAACTTACACCATTTAGACTTGAGCTTCGTATAATTTCTCTATAATATTTTTCTACCCAAGCAGGTAGTAACTCATCTTTATCTAAAATCACGATGGAACTATTTTAGTAACATTATCTTTTATAATATTTTTTTTATCGAAACCTCTAGTCAATTGAAGGAAGCTTCTACCAACTGATTTAATAGTCCATAATCTAGGATCACCTTCAATATGAACCTGCATACCCTTCTCAAAATTCAATTCATCATGAGCATTGATTTTAGGTTTTAATTCCTGTTGAGGTTTTCGTTTACGCTTTTCTGGTGCAGGTCTAATACCCCTAGAAGTACAAACGCTATTTACTAAAGCGTGAGTACATCCAACAATTATATGAATTGAATTAAATTTGATGTTACCTATACAGGCTTTTATTTTTTCTGATTTAGTCATTTAATGTTTTCTCAAATTCTTTTTTCATTTCGTGTATTCTATCAACAATCCATGCCAATAAATAACATTCAGGCTCGTCATTATGTCTATCCAGTTTGTGCCGTATTGTAATAAATATGTTATTTACAAGATGTTTCGATTCGTGTGCTATTAGTCCTGCTTCAGGACATCCTTTTTCGTTAGCATAAAAAACAATATATAAATGGTCTTTATGATTGAAAACTGCACCTCCAAAGTCAGAAAGAATACCACTTGCCTCTGAGTCTTTAAAATATTCTTCTGCCTCTTCTGGATTTTCGTAAATCACACAAGTAAATTCTATTTGGTAAAGAGGCGTTTCAAATTTTTTTATTTTCATGGTTTGTTTTGTCTTCATGTACTGTAGGTTTTAGACTAACTAATTGGAACTGTACCAGTTAAAAAATTCTACACCTGAAGAGAATTCAGACCAATTTATATGAATATTTAAAAATAACACAGTTAAAATTACTGATTTATATTCAAATTTAATAAGTAAGCCTAATTGCCAGTATGCGTATATCGAAAATATATAAGGGTATCCCATAATTATTTTATTATTTTGTTATATTCATCTTTATCGATTAGCAATAAAATTGGTATTCTATCTCCATTAATCACTTTCATAAGTTCATTTTCAGGTACACCAATTGACACTTTACCACCACCTTTAACCTTATCAGCAGAAACAAGACTTGTGCAAACCCCCAAAAGCTCTGTTCCGTTTTTGTCATCAGCAACAGTTAAGTCATCAAGTTTTTGAAATATCCTTTTTTTCATTATTTTGAGGTTTCAGGATTAGACTCTTTACAATCTTGGTCATTTTTACATTTACACATATTTTTCTTGCCTTTTAAACAAGTTTCATATAAGTAATCTTCTGAGTTAAATGAGCCTTGAAGTATCTTTGTAGTTGGGTATTCCATTATTTATCCATTTTAAAGTTTCTATTATTAAAAAAAGTATCGAAGGGTGAAGCGGTTTATGTCCTGTCGCTTTTAGGTATCCCGCAATTCTGTGTTTAATGTACAATCCACACAGCGCAACATTTTCACCCTTCCATACTCCTATTTCCATCATTTCTATTATATCGTGTATTAGATAAAATAGAGTGTTATTTATGCTGCATCTCAACAGCACTACAAACATAATGAAAAAATGCATACCAAATACAAAACATAGCATAAAAGTGTATCCTGTGTGCAGTAAAAAAAAGAGTTAACTTTCTAATAAACAGTATCTTATCTATCAAATACACCTAATCTATATTAATACGTAAGTATATAAAACTATGATACTCACATACCAATACTCATTATAAGAGCTTCTAAGAGACTTAATTTATTCTAACAGTACAATATGTCTTTTATAGTATATATTCCAAAAGAGTATAGGTTCTGCTATTCAGGAAGCTTATTTGTACGCATTGTTCCTGTCAGTTTTTTAATAGTTTCGATTCAAGTGTGTATTAGAGGTTAGTAGTAGTAATATGCGTGTATAATCCAAGAGGGAAGATGCAAATCTAAAAGGCACACCCCTGTTGTTTGAATTTTATACCTGAAATGTTTTTGAACTTTTGTATGTGGTGTGTTGTTGTACTTGATTTTATTATACTACTATCTTAATGCAGGAGTGAGAGAATAAAAGTAATAGCATAGTGTACTAATTGATTAGGGTAAAACACTTATGTACGTATTTCGTTGGTTGTGGTGCATTCTCCTGAGCTTGTACGGTACATTGTACTGCTAAGTTTCATATACTCGCTTAAATTGGCAGTATAGATAACAATTATTATACTATTTGTACTTTATTGTTATGAATATGTATGTTTTGGGGTTAAGTACCTTATAAAAGAAAAGAAAAGCATTGTTATTGTTAGCCTATGTTATGAGGTATTAATCTATGTTGTATTTAATTGTTCATATAGTTGTGTGGTGTTTGGTGTAGAATTGTTAGTTGTGTTGTTTTACTGGGGTTAGGTGATTGATGTACTTTAGTAATGTATTGATCTTTTTAGGTATGATCTAAGTATATTAACACTCTTTTGAATTGAAGTATTTTATGTTATTGTTGTAAGTCCTTTGTTTGTGTGGTTGCAGCTCATTATATATTTTATACTTTTATTAGTATTTATAGTTATATTAGATATAATAGTTGTATATTTACTATGTAGTAAGGAAATGGAAATATTTACTACAAAGTCTAACTTAATAAAAACATTTAATACATAATATTATGAACGTAAACAAAGCAACCGCAATAGTTACAATCTTAAGTATATCTTTATTTGTTATCCTATTGTCAAATTTCACATTTGATGAGGCTACGACAAAAATTTTAAATAACATATTAGAAACCTCAACAGATATAGCAATCCCTGTTATATTCGTAATACTATTTATATTCCTTTACGTTTCTATAATGGGAACAGGAAAAAACACCTCTAAATAAAATCACTATGAAAACATTACTATTAAAATACTTGAACATCATACTTTGTACATGGGCAGTTTTATTCATTGCATTGGCGATTATCGGACTTATACAAAATACTAACACGTTAACTTATTAATTTAAAACTTTATACGATGAAAAATTTAAACAGTTTACAAAAAGCAATGTTAAAAGCTCTATTATTATTAGTTTGTTTATTCGCTATCACAGCAGCCACAGCGCAAACAGAGTATAAAATACAAGGGAATGAGATTGTAAAAGTACAGGACAGCACCAAAGCCAAAGCGCAACCAGTTAAAACGGGATTGATCCACAAAATAAAAAATGTTTCTTATCCTGTTTTTAAAAGTGTTCGAGGTTCTTATTTTATTTTAAGAACATCCAAAAAAACAGGAAAGCAGTACAAACAATATTTAAAAATTTCTAAATAATAGTATTATGAAAACAGCAACTATAAAAATATTACTTTATTCTATTTCAGAACTACAGGAGCAACCAAAGGATATAGCTATACAGGAACACGAAAATTTTTTAGTGTCTCAGGGCATGGAAATTGAAAACGAAGAAGGAAAACTTGAAAATATACCGTACAACCCAACAAAGGAAGAAATTATTGAAAGTATAGAAATTAACGATTATTTATTTTTTAAAAATGGAGACATGGCTAACTGTACTACTTTTGTAGGCAATCATCCAAGAGCAGGTAAAACAGTATTAAACTTTAGAGGTTCAGAGTACGAAATTTAAAATTATTAAAATAATCGATTGAGCGATTTAAAAAAGGTTTTTAAGCTCAAAGCGTTGGACAGGTTTTTTATTCCTGTTCAGGTAAACACAAAAATATATATTATGTTCAAATTAGATGTTATTTATTATAAGGAAAATGCAAAGGTTATAAAATTAGATCATAATTGCAAAACTGAAAACGGAATTACACCAGAGGAACAATTTAAAATCGTTGAAATTATAGGAGACTACGAACAACTAAAAATCGAAAACCAATACCAACAACAATATATAATAAATTCTAACCAGATACAGGAGCCAACACAAAAAGAAAGGTTTTTTATTGAATGGGAAAATGTTACACTTATTAAAATATTTGAAACGAAAGTAATTGACAACCGAACAAAAGAAAATGATTATATAATTTTTAGTATTGCTATTGATGAAGAAAAGGAAAATTTTACAGCTCAACACGTAGGATTGACAAAAGAAGAAGAGCAGAGCAATAAAATATCGTTTAAAAGTATTGATATTGATTTTGATTTTAGTATTGACGAACACCTGCAAGAATTACACGAAGAATGCCAAAACGCAATTTTACAAAGTGATATTTTTACACTTGCAGAAGATTAAAAAGAAATTATAAAAACAACATCTAAATATATATATCATGAAAACATTAAACCATAGAGAACCAAAAACAATCACAAACGACATACAAACCTTTTTAAAAGATTATAAATTTATAAAAAAGGAGTTTTTAAACGATCCTAAATATTTGGAGTTAAAAAAAGAACTACACGAAAGCCAAAACGCATATAAATTTAATGCAATGTATTTATTTATAGAGGCTCAAAACATTGTTAACAATCATTTAAACAAATTACAGCCAGAATATGAAAAAATAATAAATAATATTTTAGGTCAAAAATTTGAAAATATGGATTGTAGCCGTAACCATAAATTAAAAAATATTTTTGATCATATAGAAGGTGTAAAAACAAAAGAGCTTAAAAATTATAGTTACAGGATAACAACCTCAACAGCCAGAAGCTATAATAATTTTATTTTAACGGTTGATGTTTATATATGGAATGGATCAAATAACGCACGATACAGCGATACAAAATATATAGCAAAATTTGAGAATCAAACCAGTTTTTGCGGATTTTATGAGGCACACAAATTTGAGACTTTTAATGTAAAAACAGAATTAAAAAAGCTGAAAAAGTACGAAGCCGAAAAAAAGAAATTTGAAGAGCTTAAAAGCAAACTAAATAATCCTTTTATGAGCCAATTTTTATTTAATTTTAATAGAGACCAATTTTAAAAATGAAAGAGACAGCCAACACACAAACCGAAAACACAAGATTTACCGATTATATGAATAAATCATTAAAATTTAGAACTCAATTAAATAAATACATGAGTTCCAGAGGTGAAGATTTAAGCATAAAAGTAAGCGTTTTTAATTTACTTGATAAAGTAGATCATAAAAGCGAAAAAAACCAAGAATTTAGAAACGAGTTTTTTAAATGGTTAAGCAATGCAAAAGGATACAGCACAATAAAATTAAGAGAATTTTGCAAAATCGTTGACGTTGACTACTGGCGAAGCTTAAAAGAATCTAATGTTATAGATGTTTTTGATTCGTGCAGTTGCTTAAATAGCTAAAAACCAACACAAAAAAACAAGAAAAAGCAATTTTGCAGCAAAACACCAAAAAGCCAACATTATGAAATAGTTAAAAAAATATCGAAATAGCCAATTAACAACTGGCTATCGTGTAAAACGTGTTGAAATTTGCACCTGATGAGCAACACAACTAATTTAAAAAAATATATCATGAAAGATTTACAAATATTAAAACAGTTATTAAACGGGCATCATTTAGAACCTAAAGAAATAGAACAGGCAAAGAAGGTTTTAAACAGATTAAATATTGAATTAAAAAACAGGTTATAAAAAATTAAGATCATGAAAAATACATATAGAACAAACGAAGAACTAAAAAAGTACTTTAATAAATCATTATATCAAATTAAAACCTCTTTAAGAAAAGGCGAAGTAAAAACAAACGTTAAAAAAGTTTTAGTTTACAACCCTTTAGATTTTAGTAAAAGAATTGCACCATGTAGCGGTTGCGATATTGTTATAAATAACGACTCTACAAACAGCGATTATATTTTCGATTTAAAAAAAGGTTTAAATACTTCAACAAGTGCCTTTAGTTTGCACAGATACAAAGAAATTAACATTTTCACATTTTGCGA